CGCAGCTCATCAAGCACCTCAAAGAGGATGGGATGACTCGTGATGAAATCAGGAAGAAGTATGGACTGACAATAGCAGAGGCGAAGGATATATTCTCTCACCCGAAGCTGAAAGGTCTACGTGTGAAGACGTACAAGACTATCCGTGTTACCTTGATTGACGATACTCAAGATCCAAAAACTGAAGACAACCAATCTGAAATACAAGACTAATGGCAATTCAATCAAACTCCTCTGACGTACAAGTAGCTGGTGGGGGTATCCCACTGTTTACTGGTATCGCACCTGTGCGTGTTGTGGCAGTCAACCCTAACTTGGGTGAGCTAGCTTCCATCGGTGTCAACATGAAGACAGAGCCTACATACTCTGTCGATATGGGTGATAAGACGGGTAAGCTTGCATTCTGGCTGCACAATGACGAACATAACTTCACCACCAGACTCGAGATCCTCATCGGTGACAAGCATCGTAAGGAATCAGCAACAGGTAAGTTCCAAATCACCAACAATTACGGTCAGGTTACTTGGGCAAAAGACCCTAGTTCAGCTCCGGACTGGTTCAAATCTGAAGGTGTACGTCGTACTTATCCGGGTGAGGAAGTTCTCATTGACTTCGTCAAAGCGTGGGCTAACATACCTAACGATGGTGAGTGTGCTTTCGATACCGTTGATGATATCTTCAGTGGTAAGGTTGAGGAACTCAAGAAGCTTGTTACCTCTCTTTCCGACAACAAGCTCCGAGTCATGCTCGGTGTCAAAGACGGTAAGTACCAGCAGGTGTACAACAAGTGCTTCGGAAGACTCAAGCCAAAGCGTGATGATATCTTCGTCAGAAGATTGAACGATGAATATGGTACCTTTAACGCTGAGTACAACTCTGACCTTCAGTTGCAACGGTACACACCTAATGTAGTAGCACCCAACGAAGAGGAGCCGGCAGCCGTAGAGGCTGACGATCCTTGGAGTTGATGATGAGGGGGAGAGTAGGACAAGATGCTCTCCCCCAATACTCATCATGATACAGTCAAGAAAAAGCGAAGATGTACTTAATAAGGATACGATACTAGAGAAAGTCTCTGAGTATCAGATCTTTCAGTATTTCTGCTCTCACTTCGAAGAACCAAACAAGAAGTTTAAGAGCGACCTTCGTGAAGATAACAACCCTACAGTCTCTATCACTCAGTACGGGGGTAGACTCTGGTATAAAGACTTTGGTTGTCCTGAACACAGCTTCGATTGTTTCAGCTATATTGGATACAAATACAACCTTAGTTTTTATGATACCCTACGACATATTGATCGGAACTTTGGTCTCGGGCTCAGCGCTGGCAGTCGCATGCGCGTTCCTGTTAGAAAGCTGGAGAAGGAGATCAGAGAGAAAAGACCGGCGAAGATAAAAGTTCGTACAAGAGACTGGGAAAAGTCTGACTTGGATTTCTGGTCACAGTTTGCTATTGATAAATCTGTTCTGTCTAAATTTGATGTGCTCCCTATCACACACTATTGGATTAATGAACAGCGTTTTTCGTGCACTAGTATCAGTTATCGTTACAGGTTTGACTGCGGTTATAAGATTTACCGTCCTCTTGAAACAGATTTTAAATGGGCTTCTAACGTGGGTGCTCACTGCTTGCAGGGGTATCAACAGTTACCTAGGAGTGGTGAGACTGTATTTCTCACAAGTTCCCTTAAGGATATCATGTGCCTTCGAGTGCTTGACTTCCCCGCCTTCGCTCTTCAGTCGGAGATGCTCATGCCGTTACAAGAAACTATCACCGAAGCGAAAGCCCGCTTCAAAGAAGTAATTGTACTGTATGATAACGACTTCGATAAGAAGCGTAATGCAGGGCAAGAGATGGGGGAGAAAATCTGTCGTGAGTACAACCTTACTAATCTAGTTATTCCTTCGTATTATCGCAGTAAGGATATCTCTGACCTAGTTAGAGATCATGGACTAGATACAGCAAGGAATGTCATCACGGGGAAGGAGAACCGGAGCACGGAATTCAAGGAGCAGAGTACGGAACGCGAAAGCGAAAGAGGTTGACGGAATAAAGTTTCGTTCTCAGCTAGAAGCCCACTGTTACAGACAACTCAAAGAAGCAGGCATCAAGTCTGACTACGAGAAGCACAAGTTTGTGCTGCTCGAAGGCTTTTACTATGAAGCTGCTTCTTATGAGGACAACGGTAAAACTGGATACTTGGACAAACAGAAGTATAAAGTCCGAGACATTACTTACACTCCTGACTTTGTTGACCCACAAGGTCGATGGATAATAGAGTGTAAGGGCTATGCTAACGAGCGTTTCCCACTTAAGTGGAAGATGTTCAAGAAGTTGTTGATGGAACGCGAGAATCCTCCGGTGCTATTTGTACCGAGGAATCAGAAGCAGAACATCGAGACAGTACAGAAAATCCTAGAAATTATAGCCCCTACTAGTTAGGGGCTTTTCATTATGAGTATCAAAACAATTGGGACCTCGGTCGTTAGTAACACCGAGGGGGTCAAAAAGCGGATCAATAAAGCCGCTGAGAAATTGGTCTTTGATGTTCTTCAATCCACACAATACTCTACACCTATTGCTTCAACTGTGCGTGAGTTAGTAACTAACGCCTGCGATTCACAACGCGAGAAGGAGATTGCTATAGAGATTATTAACGGGGAGAAGAAAGTTGAAGACTATTACATCACACGTACAGAAGACGAGTATCGTGACTCAAACTTTAATCCTAGTTATTATAACAAAGAGTACCTTAGCTCTGAAAATCTAGTCGAAGTAAACTATTATGAACGAGACGGTACAGGTTATTGCGATCGGTTTAGCGTTATGGACCATGGCGTGGGTATTGGCGCTAATAGACTCGAAGGTTACCTCGAACTGGGTTTCTCGACAAAGAGGAACACAGCAGAAAACTTCGGAGCCTTCGGACTTGGGGCAAAAGTCCCACTCTCAACAGGAGTAGACTTCTACACTGTAACTACCGTACATAACGGTAAGCTATTCAAGTTTAACTGCTATGCCTACAAGACTGACTTTCTGATCAGTAAGTGGGAAGCAGACGGGAGTGTGGTACTATCAGATGGTACTATCGTTTACTACCAGGATGCAGCAATGCTGAACTACACTGAAGTTTCCTTCGGTGTCAAGCGTCACAATCGTATGAAGTTTGTTGACGCAGTACAGGATCAGCTATGCTACATCCCAAACGTTAAGTTTTACTATACGTATGAGGACGGTCATACGAGTAATAAGACACTAGGAAACAGTGTCTTGTACAACTCTGACAACCTCATACTAGGTGAATCTTATGCATGGTCTAAACCACATATACTGCTAGTTAAGAACCAAGGAGCCACTACGGGGATTAACTACGGCTATGTGGATTTTAGAGAGCTGGAGATGGAACAGCTGTGGGGTTCGGTCGCTATCAAGTGTCCGGCTCGTCAGGTGTACAAAGACAGCGAAACAGGTGAGGAGGTCATCGTCCAAGAGGGCGTTGATGTCACACCTTCGAGGGAGAAAGTTATATGGAATGACCATACGAAGAAGTTCATACAAGAAGCTATTGAGAGGGCAGCTCAAGACGCTACTAATATGATCGAGGAATCGTTAGATGAGAAAGACTTTATGACATGGGTCAGAAAGTGCAGAGATGTTCTCTATACAGGGCAACATAACAATTCCGCACTATCTAATCTAGGTCGTATCGTTGATAAAGAGAAGCTGCGCCCACGTTTTCCTGGTGACAAGAACATTGCATATGGTGCACCTAGTGTATTGCTCAAAGGTTACAAGGTTCGTAACGTGCGCAAAGTAGTTAAAGGAGGGAAGGTTACGATAGAGAGAGAAGAAGCTGGATGGAGTCAGGTTAATTTCGATAACCTGTACTTCGTATCTGGGAATGCGTCCAAGGTGAAAGACATGTACCTACTGCAGAATGGTACATTATCCATCATCAGCGAGCACCACCCTGTAATCCCAGAGTTTGCAACCAAGACTCAGCTTGCTGCATTCGATGCCATTGATATGGCTAGAGACAGCAACTGGGAATTGATTAAAGACTCTAAGGTTATCAAGTGGGACTACGATGAGATGGAAGTACCCAAGGACTTCGAAGAGAATCTAGAAGCGATGGAAGAAGCAGCTATAGCAAACTTACACTTTGCTAATATGTCTGCAGAAGAGAGAAGGAAGCTAGCTGGTACCGATGTGCTGTACACACTTCGGAGGCCACACGCTGGAGACGAGAAATACTCAACGTTTGTAGAGGCTTGGGTATTCGATAAGGTAGAAGCACCTCTGAACAGCATCAAGAATTCTTCCATAGAAACTTTCTACGGTACTAAGGAAGATGAGGCGCTGCTCAAGTTAGCTGCTACCATATGTGCTCCGCAAGTTCCTAGGTGGGAAGATATCTACTCAGCAGCATCACCGTGGGATATGACGTATCGTAATGATACTGCAGTTGACGGGCATCCATGCTTTAGTCAATTCAATCCTGTGCGCTTCCACAAATGGGCTGGAGGTTGGCCACAAGGATTGTCTCCTGTAGATGCTGTAAAGCAAACAGATATACAAATCTTCAGAGTTTCCCAAAAGACAGCTAAAGTGTTAAACGGTAGCAATGCCAAGCACATTAGCGAGTTCTTCTCTATCATTGAAAACGATAAATGGACAATGCACAGTAAAGCTAGACAATGGCTGACGGGAACATCTCTCGTCAATCTACCTGAGTGGGTAGGTCATCTTCGTCATATCGACCCACAGTTTGGGGATGTCTACGATAAGCTTAGGCAATACGATAAGTATCAGTACTACAAGAACAGTTTAACACCTGAGTCTGAAGCAGCACAGGATATCATCAGGTTGATGAAGAAGATGCATGAGATGCAAGTCTTCTTGGAATCAACAGATGACCCTGAGCAAATAAAGGCTAAGTCATTGGAACTGTTTAAGGTAGCTGACATCGATTGCACTATCTTTAACGATGAGATCTTACAACTGAGTATGTATATGGAGGAGTACCTCGAGCCACTCAGAGCATTGTTTGATTCTGTGCACTTCTACCCTAATCGTGGAACTGAGTTCTGGGATGAAGTAGAAGCATATATGAAACTGAAAGACAGAAATAACTTTAACCCACCATTATGATCAGCATCAACGTGATAGGTGAATTGATATCCGGCAGCTACGGCAACACCCCGTACTCTCGTTCATTCGAGAAGGATATCTACGAGCAGATGGTTTCGCTTGCTAATCAAGCGGACGCTGCTGATTCTGTGGAAGAATACAACAAGATACTCTCTGAGTTTTCTTTGTTGTGTACTGAGGATCTAAGTGAGAGAAGTATAGAAGCTGACTTTGTCGGTGCTACTCTCTACAAGGATCCTGCGGGACGTTACTTCGTTCAGTTCAAAGACGGGGGAATCATTGACATTGCAATGCCTAAGACATTCGTAGATAGAATCTATGAGTCAGAAGCATTGGGTGCTGATGTTACTCCGCTCTTTAAGCTCTGGATGCGGTGGTGCCGCAATCCTATACTCCGTGAGAAATTGCGGAGCGGTAAAGGTGAAGATTTCACCAAGCGATTCTGTGAGTTCGTAGACATGAAGTATGTGCATCCTACCCTGAAGCGTGAGCTGATGGAGGATCACGGTCTGAGTGAAGAGCTTGCAGAACAGCGTGCTACCATGTACCAAGTTAAGATCACCAAAGAGGGTCTTGTCAATGCTTTCAAAGTATCTCGTGAGATACTGCACAAGTATGACACTGAGACTGGGGAAGAGATTCCTCGCTATCAGCGTACCTTCAACCCTGATACTGGGGAGATTGACAGTGAAGGCTTCCCAGATATTGTGGAGGATAGACTGTTCGAACCTTCAGTGATGGGTAGTAGTGGTGATGCTTTCTACTGTGAAGGTGCTAACGGATATGCAGAACCTCAACACTTTATTAAAGTTGGTTGTACACACAGACTCCCATCATGGAGTAATGTGAATACAGACGACTCACGATCTTGTGTAGAAGGTTTGCATGTCGGTGGCCTTAAGTACATCGCATGGTACACTGGTGAGATTCACAATATATTCGTTGACCCAATGCATATTGGTGCTATCCCTGATTCCTTGGATGGTGCCATTCGTTGTTTGCAATACTTCGTACACTCCAGCCTTGTTGGGGTGAACGGTAGTATGTATCATTCTTCGTCTTACGCTGCTCTAACTGATGAGCAGTGGGAAGAGATGAAGGAAGATATCATTGCAGAATACAACAAGATTGCAGATGAGACGGCGGAGATAAAGGTACTGTGACATGAGCAGTATCGAGAGACTACCCAGAGATGGGAACATCTGTCTCATTGATGCTGATTCTCTGTTGTACTATGAAATGGATAAGCCTACCCTAGAGGATGCTATCTATGGAATAGACCAGAGGATTGCAACAATGCTATCAGAGTGTAACACTTCCAAGTTCGTTGGGTTCCTTACAGAAGGACGTTGCTTCAGGTATGAAGTGACTGATAACTACAAAGGGAATCGTAAAGGACGACCTAAACCTCCTGTGTTCTATGCACTGCGTGAGCATCTCAAGCAGAAGTATAACATGTGGGGTATCAAGGAGCTGGAGGCAGACGACCTTGTGAGCTATTACTCGTATACGGATAACCGTAGTACGATTATCTGCTCCCCAGACAAGGACGTTCTGTACCAGTGTGTTGGGATGCATTACAACTATGGTAAGGCAGAGTTCCTGCATACTTCACCTGATGAAGCACTTAAGTTCCTTTGGAAGCAAGTGCTCATGGGTGATAGTACGGACAATATCCCAGGCATTCCCGGTGTCGGTGTTAAAACCGCTGACAATTGGTTGAAGGACAGAACCAAGGACTACGAAGCATTTGCGCTGAAGAAGTTCGTGGAGAAGTTCGGTATGGTGGAGGGTGTGATGAAGTTCCATGAAACCTTTAGGCTCGTCTATCTGTTGAAGACAGAAGAAGACGTGCGTAGGGAGACTGGAAGGTCATTACTACCTCTGCAACTTACTCAACTAATAGAAGAGGAAGAGCCATGGTGAGATGTCCGGACCTACAATTCACCCCTATCAATGGGAGAACTGTACGTCTGACTGGGAATCTCTCTAAGTGTGAAACAAAGAAGATTCAAGATGTAATCATAGGAATTGATTGCAAGCTCGACGATTGTACGTTTGAGATTAAGATAGGGGGGACTATTAGGGCTAGACCCAAGTCCCCCTATCGCATCAACGTGATCACACCGTGCACTGGTGAGCGCAACCAAGTAGTGTGCTATGACTTGTCAGTGGATAGACTCACAGATTCGAGCATATTCCTTCTCCCGATGATGGGTGGGAATAGAAAGCTGATGCTGTGGCATTCACTGTTTGTCAATGCGTTCATGGGTACCCCTGAATACCCTGAATGTGTTGCATTACTATATCGGTTTTCAGGCGATCCCTTGTTTACTAAGTTCGAATCTGCTTTGTGTTCGTTCAGGAATTTTAAGATACGTATCGACCCTGATCCGTATCATGTATTATTTGTGTTCGATGTTCCGGAGGAAGCTAAGTCTTCATATGCAGCATTTGTAGATGGAAGATTTTCTGAGATAGATGATGATTGGAAGCTGAGAATATTGGAGTTTCATGGCTTTGACTTCGACGGACACACTGGGAAGATTCTCTTTAAGGACCCTGGATTAAGATCTCATATTGAGAGACAGCTTGATGTAACGCTACCTGCAGATGCAGAGCTGCACAGCAAGCCTAGTTTCGATCTCGAGGTATTCAATCAAGAGTTCTATTCTCCCAGTAAACCAATATTATGAACGACAAAATCAAAGAACAGTTAGGGGATTGGGCACCAATCCTCGCACCGATCTTTGACTCACAGAGATTTGCGAAACTGAAGAAGGACTTAAGCGAAGAGTACAGGAACTACACTTGCTACCCTGCAGTGAGTAATGTATTCAGAGCTTTTGACTGGACTCAGTTTCGTGATCTCCGTGTAGTCATCATCGGTCAAGACCCGTATCATAACGGAATAGCTACTGGACTTGCATTTGCAACCAACAACGGTAGGCTCAGTCCCAGTCTTAGGAATATTGTAAAGGAATTACATGAAAGTCATGGTAGGGATGTGAACCCTAATTTCGATACAAGCCTTGAGCACTGGGCTAGACAAGGTGTACTTCTCATCAACACGTCATTGACTGTTAGAGAGAAGGAACCTAACTCCCATAAGAAAATATGGGAAGGCTTTACTGTAGAAGTGCTCAAGCGTATCCGCGCCAAACATAATAACATTGTGTTTGTGGGGTGGGGTAAGGATGCGCAGTCACTGATTGAGCAAATACAAGTAACTGATACTGAAGAAACTCTGTCTTTATTCCCAGAAGAAGAAGGTAGTCATTGGGTGTTAACTGCACCCCACCCGGCTGCTGAATCTTACTCTGGGGGTACAGCTGGGTTCTTTGGTTGTAACCACTTTGTCAAGATTAATGAGTATCTTGAAAGCCCTATTGACTTTTTCAAATACCCAGAAGATGAGCGACGGCATTTGGTTCCAGGAGCAGAATACTTCCACTACAGTGGATAAACTAAAAATAGAAGAGCAAGAGATTCATACTTTGCGCAGGGCTTATTATCTTCTCGACGAGATAAAGGTTATGCTCAGGGAGAAGAATACAGCCTACGGAGATTCAGCATTGAACCCGATTAGATTGTTCTCTCGAAGCGACGCTATCGACGCTATATGCGTGCGTATAGATGATAAACTCAGCAGAATCAGTACCATGGGTATCGATGACAAAGCTGAGGATACAATAAAAGATCTTATTGGATATCTAATACTATTGCAAATAGCTAAAGAAAGGAAAGGGGGGCGCTGAAGCCCCCCTTTTTTTGCGCCCCCTACAAGTTTATTCGAAGAACTTAAGCTTGGCCATAACTCTTTCCGGAGAGCCATCAACCCATGGAACTGTATCCCATGTTCTAAGGAACGGGAACACCTTCTTCATTCTTCCTATGAACTTCGAGTCTCCTTTCTGATTTGCTCCTGATCTTCTTTGGTACTGTATATCCTTGAGTATTTCTTCCTCATCAGAGTAAGCACCTATTTCATACTGAGCAGTCCTAAATCCAGTATAAGCTAGCATAAATGCGTCCTCCACCAAATTCACAGATGCTACAGGCCTCATAAGCATTCTCACACCTTCCATTGGATTTAGGAATGCAGTAGTTTCTGTATACAATCTCCTAGCTTGGTAGGCACCAAACGCTGCAAGGTAATTTTCATCATCGTCATCCGCTATTCCTTTTAGGAGGTTATACATCATCATAGTGAGAGTAACTGTCATCACATCGTAAAGATTTCTACGCATGTTCTGCTTGTCTACCTCACTCATCATACTCATTACCTTGGTGTAATTCAATTTATTTTCGATCATGGATCTCAAGAAATCGAATCCTGTCTTGTAGCTACCTCTAGTTATTGCTCCTAGCTCATGATCTACTTGGAGCATATCACCATGACCAAATCTTGCACGTAGGCCTGGTATAAGGTAGTTGCGGAACAGAAGCAAGAACTTACCTGTTGCAGTACGCTGAGCCATAGCTCGGTCAAAGCTACCTTTTACTTGGTTAGTTCTTTTGCTTAGTCCGTGTATACGAGCTATTAACTGTGACTTGGTTACGTTAGCTACTTTAGGGTCTATGACAAGCCTACCGGATTCACTTTCTATGAGCATATCCCATATGTTGGCTTCCTTACCATCTTTCATGATAACGTTGCCGTCTTTGTCTTTAGCAACAGTAGACTTCAATACAGCCAACATACGAACTGAAGCAGTTTGATGCTCTACTCCACCCTGTGCGAAGTAAAGATTCTTTTTGTTTATCAGCTTCTTTACTTTGTTAGATCCCACATTAGCAAATACGTTTTCCACATCTACCAGTCCGTCGAAACTTTGCAGTGCTCTAGCTAGCTTCCCCTTAGGTCTGAATGCACCCACGTCTTGAAGAGCTAAACCTTGCTCAAACAAGTAGGTTTTAACAGCATCTGCGTAAACGTCAGGTTTAAAGAACTGCTTAGTAAAAGCTTCCCGAGCTGTCATGTTATTATCAAGAATAGCCTGGTTACCTATCTGCAATACGTTACCCGCCAATCCTACAACAGCCGTAAAACCTATTATTTTGCTCATAGTTTTTTGAGCATCTGCACTTATGTCTGGAACATCTACAACTCCATAGAATACAGAGTCAACAAAATCCTTAAGGTGCTTAAGATCTAAGTTGTCCTCAGAGCCTCTCTTAGTAACATGCTCTGCAGCTTTTCTGGCAATATTAGCCACCTGGTCCATAACTGGAACACCACTCTGATATTTAATAACTCCCTTGCGTTCATGCAATGCAAGCATGCTAGCAACCAGACCAGCTATTTTAGACTTTTCCTTGTATGTGTTTGCCATATGTACAAACTGAGACATACTAGCAGCAACGTCTCTGGAGATATTTTTTTCATCAACAGGGTTAGTATAGTACTTAGGTATACCTCGTATTTCTTGACCGTCATTAGAGGTCATCATACCAAACTCTGTATCTGTGTCAAGTCTACGGAAATCTCTTCCTATCTCATTCTTAAACTCTTTCCATCCATCTTCCACAAGTGTGCCCAAACCATCCTTACGAACAGATGGCATCACATATGAGAACTCATCCCAACTATTGACTCTGAGACCACTTTCCCCTATAATCTTTTGGGATCTAGCGTAGTTAGATACTATGTAATCATAGAACTCTTTCATCTCAGGAGTGGCCTGTATCTTCTTCCACTTGTCACTCTCATAGCTTTTGTTCGGCTTAGCAAGTTCACCCATATACACCATACGCCCAGACTCTTGGTCGAACTTGCCCATCTTCTTAAGTCTATTCTGTGCCTTGTAATAGTCCGCTTGTAGGAGAAGTATTTGCTCTCTATTAGCAGGGTTATCTTCTTTACTAAGCATTTTCATCCTGTCCTCCAGAGCATTAGCTTCCTTCAGGGCAGCCTTGTACTTTTCAGCAGCTTTTTCTACAGGCTCAGTATTGTCTCTAAACCATTTTAGCTTGGCTTGATTATAGAGTAGTGCCTCTTCACTTTTGAACCACTCCTCTTTTAACTCAGGATCTGAGTCATAAGCAGGTTTGTTATACTTCTTAGATATAGCATCTATGTAATTATAATACTTACCATAGTAATCATCTACGTTGAACTGCTGTACTAAGCTAAGAGCATTTATAGTTTTGTCTCCTACTCGAATTTTAATATTGGTTAGAAGATCCTCATAAAGATTAGCTGCATTTAGTTCTGAGCCCCCTTTCCACTCCTTGAACTTCTCAAACTTGTCCTCCATATTATATATGAAGTCAAGAGATTCATCGTTAGCTTTATTCAATGCATCCTTCAATGCAAGTGCAAACAGTTGCAGATTCTGCTGTCTAGAATATACAATAGGATCAAGCATATAAGAGAAGTAGCTTTTAGATCTCATTGCTTCTGTGAGCTCTGTATCTAGCTGAGCTTTACCTACAAGCTTGCTATCTAAATACTTGAGCTTCAGCTTCATAGCTTCTTCATCAAACTCTTCTCTAGTCATAGTACTTTCATCAGAGAAGTACTCATTGTTAAGCTGTATGAACTCAGGCATCTTATTGCCGTACCGACCTGTTTTTCTTTCTATAAGAGTAAACGGCCTAAATCCTGACAGATCCCCACTTTCTTCAACTCTGCTTTTCTCCTGTTCAATTGCTGCTGCTGCCTCTGGGCTAGCATATTGCAACAATGTCTTAGTAGTCATCGGGAGAATGTCCTTGTAGTAGTCCTCATTGAGCTCTCTAAGCCTAGTAAGACTAGAGTCTAGATCAACTAGTAGGTCTCTAGTTTCATCTGGGAATTGATCCAGCAGACCCTCCTGACGCATAGTAGATAGAAGATCTTTTACAAGAGTGACTGTGGAAGAGCTCTCCTCTTCGTTGTACAAACTCTCCAAAGTCTTACGAAGCTCCTCAATTTTATTGAGCCTGTCGTACATAGTATCAAGGTCTACAGATTCATTTTCCGTAGATCTGATATCATCCATCATATTTTCTAGGATGGTAACTCTGCCTACAACGTATTGATGGAAGTCAAAAAACTCGTTTAGATCTGCAGTATTTGAATCCAGCTTCTCTTTCATCTGATCGATGTTGTTTATAAGAGCGCTGACGTCTCGCATCTTCCCGTCCTTAGACTTACTCTCTGGCAAGCCTTTGAGTCTTATACGTTGCCTCTCCAAGCTATCTCTAACTTGATTGTATACCTTATTAAGTTTGTTCTGTAGCCTTTTAGATTTCTGTACACTAGGGTTGAACTCTCCAGACAACTCTCTTTTGATATCTCCGGCAAACATTTCTTCTGCAAGAACAGCTGCAATACTTGGCTTAATCCCAAACAGCTTGCCGATAGCACGCAGTATCCTGTTAATCAGTATCTGCAGTTTACTAGGATTCTTCCTCTCAATTTTAGCGCCTTGTATACCTATAGCTGTTACCAGTATCTCCTTTCCAAGATCACGGCCTTCCAGCTCTGGGTAAGATGCAGCAACTATTTCAGCTAATCCTGGGTCAGATTTTTTGACTTCCTCAATGTACCTATCAACCTGATCCTGTGGGAGCATATCTATAAGTATGTGCCCAAACTCATGATACGTAGTGTCCTCAGTAATCTGGGCAGGGTCTACGTAGACTACTCCATTTCTAACCTCACCCTTCACTCCTAAAGGAAGAGAAGCTTCAACAACACTTACTGTGACTCCGGCTTTAGCAAAAGAAGTTCTAAGTCTTGCTATTTTCTCTCTAGCCCCTCGAGGTGTGTCACGAACAAACCCAAAGCTATCCAGGTTTCTACTTTGCTGAGTATCCGTAGTACGGAACACACTTGTGTATGCTCTAGACGGTGGCTCAAGTATCTGATCTTCAGCTTGGAACAAGCTTCTATTATACTTTTCGCCTTTAAATCTCAGGTTAGCTTCGTAGAAGACATGTTGCTTACCCTTAGTAATAACAGGTCCATACGTAGACATGTTACTTCCATAGTTAGTGTCTCCTTGATTTATCCTTTTGTAAAGGAACTTGTGCTTGCCTTTTGTTTTAATAACCCACTCTGAATCTCCAGGGGATTGTTCAACACTTCCTATATTACCTGCTAGTTTAGATCTATTAAACAGGTATCCTCCACCACCACCTCTGAAATAATGAGTCCCATAGCTAGATAAGAACTCTGCTTTAAAATCCTCAAGAGCATTCTCATCAGTTCCCAGCTTGAGCATCTCCTGATTAAGATGCTCCCTTACACCCAAGTCAGATAAATATCCAACGGGTATAAGCTCAAAGTAACTCTTCAAACCAGGAGAAAAGCCTGTAGTAAGTATACTGTTTGTTATAACAGTTTTGACAAACATTCTAACGAAAGGAATGTTTTCCTCACCGTACAAACCAAGGTCATCAATCATACCTTGGAGAGTCATGGTGAACTGATCCTTCTGCTCTTTGGTAGAAAGTTGTGTTTTGTCTACCTGCAGGTAAGTAAACTTTTGACCATTAGGCATAGGTTCTTCAGCTATACTAAAAGCATCTACTACAGGGTTGGAAGTACCTCCTGTAATATCTTGCATAGCTTTTAAAAGCTTAGCTACATCACCTCTAACAAAGGTGGGAAAGATAAACTCCACATCTAAATGTCCTTTCTCAAAGAGAGGCGACCCAGGCTTAGTCACTAGATGATGCAGTATTGCTTTGTTTATGTCTCTGTGCGTGTTAGCATTGAAGACTTCCTTATTGGTTATCTTTTTAATGTCCTTCTTAAACTTCTGCACTGAAGGCTGTCTTGATATAAATCCTAGAGCTGTAGTTACATCCAAGCTGCGCTCCATTGCTGCATACATAGCTCTAACTATAGGGTATGCATCTCCTTCAGTTACCATCTTTAGAGATTCTAGACCCCCAAAGACTTCAGCATCTTGGTTAGATGCAGCATCTATTAGTGCCAAGTGAGCTTGTGTTGTTCCTCCAATTTTATCAATCTTATCTGGACTAAGAAGTTTGTACAAAGTATCTAGCTTAGTGCTTTGCTGAGACATAAACATCAGCATGTCTAGATAATTTTTTTCTCCGTAAGGCTTATCCGAATGTATGATCTCTTTCATTTCTTCAGATGAAAGCTTCATAGGAACAGGCTTCACAGGATCTTTTCTAGTTGCCCCTATCTTAACTACCTGCTTCAAGCTAAGACCTTTAGAAAGTGCCTCTTGTACTTTGTTCCTAATAACTGGTACGTTCAAGAACAGTATAGCCTGTTCTGGAGTCATGCCTATTGACAACATGTAGGTTGTCAGAGCTGCAGTTATTCTGTTGTCGTTAATCAGTCCTTGTATTGGGTTCTTAACAGAGTCAACAGCTTTGCTCAGGTAGTTTGACATGTAGTAGTCTGTAAACCTAAACACTCCCATAGAGTCTTGGAACTTAGCTTTTTCAGTAAGCTCTCCTACTCTAACACCATCTACTTCAAAGTACTCGGATTCATCAGGCTTCCATGAGAGCTGACCACCACTCATTTCCTGAGCAGCAATAGCTACGTTACGACCTGCGATGGCGTTAGCATAAATACCACGCAGTGCAGCTGACAATTGGTTGTCCGCACTACTTCGAATACGTCCAGAAGTACTATTGATGTCAATCTTTACTTTAGATTCGGCTCTTTTCTCAGCCACAGTCATAGAATCCAAAGTCTGCTGATCGAATCTAATACTCAGAAGTCCAAGAGCTACTGGGTCATGCTCCGCAGGTAAGTCCAAAGGAGCAAGAGTCTCATGGATGTGATTAATGTTCCCACCAATTGCTTCGAAGGTGTCAAAGATGATATTGTTTATCACCTTAGAATCCAGAGAATTAAAGTCTTCCTGAGATGCACCCGTAAGTTTGTTATAGTCAGGTCTGACCTTAGTTACTTTTACTTTTTGGTTAGATTCTTGAACCTCAAGCTCTGGGAAGATGACGAACATCTTGTCAACGTCGAAGTCAGAACCCATCATGGTAGTAACACCAGGAGGAACTTTAACAGCAGCTGGGTGAGACTTAGGTAATATCTTCCTAACCCTCATCATAAGAGTAGAAGACTTACCTTGCTGAGGAACACGATAGCCAAGTAGTCTATTAAGAGCTGCATCAATATCAACGTTAGGATCTTCTGGGTCTATCCCTAAGTCCTGAAGCACATCATATCGTATGTCCACTTCTGCTCCTACTACAACGTCTGTACCTGAGGAATTATCTATATCATAGAACTTCAGAGTCCCATCTTTTTCATGTCCTCCGTACTCACCAAACTGAACCATTTCCACACCTGTCATCTTCATCAGATAGGCGTTCTTACGGAACAGGTTCATAACTATTGAGTCAAGCTTAAGCTGTATGCTGGGGAAAGACGCTGGCAACAAAGTTGTAACGACCCCATTCTCATCAGCCACTACATCCAGAGCATCCATTATATTCTGAGGCAGATCTTTTTCAACACCTATCTCAGTAAGAAGCTCTCTAAGCTTGGGTATCATTTTATTAAGTGCTGCTACTTGCTCAGCTTCAGTAGTAGCATTCATCACCTCATCGTACCCCAAGTCTTGTACAACCTTGTCATGCCCTTGGTTGAGCTTAGCAACAACAGCTTTCTGGTAGATATCAATAAGCTCTCTACCTGTTACAAGCTTGTTGGAATCTCGCAGGTAGTAAGTCTCCGTAGGATTGATGTTAGCAATCATATTTTTACGGGGCTGTCTACCAAAGGTGGTTTTCTGCGTATTCTTTTCTGGTAGAATCTGAGGAACTTTCAACCCCCTTGAAGGCAAAGTTTGTATTCTAGCTTCTTCCAGATTAGCAGCAGTGACCGCTCTGAACGATCCCAGCTTCTTAGCTTCCACACTGTTAGCAACATGTACGTTATTGGATTCCATCCAATCATTGAGCTTTTTCATCTGAGGTACACCCTCAACTAGCTCATCTGTCATTACAACGTAAGAGTTCTTATGAGATACAGCCATAAGGTGATTGTATCCTCCAAACTCTTCGAGAACTCTAAAGTCATAAGAGGTTTTCCAAGGTCTGATAGGTGATCTCTCCCCGTCCCAAATTCTTTGCCCCTTGGGTTTAGACATGTACTCTTTGTATACCTGCTCATCTACTGCAGTCCACAAACCAAGACCCTGTCCCAAACGCCTGTGGAAATGAATAGTTATCATACCCTGAGCGTCGGTACCGTTAGACTTTTTATAACCCTGCATGAATATATCTGCAGCTTCCTCAGTGCTTTGCGCTGCTATTGCGTCGCGCAGTCTCTTGTAAGCTTCCGGATTTTCCTCCTCCATGTTGGATATATTATCTGCTATAGTTATCTCTCGGAACTCATCTAGCATACCATAGTCTGTACCATCCATATTCATGCTCAAAGTGAAGAACTGTCTACCAGGGGTACCAGACAAATGCGAACGTTTATTGTAGTTAGCGCCACCACTTGTAAAGTGCACACCATTCCGCAGAAGCTCTCTACTAATAACTCGTCCAACTACATTCATCTTTATGTAGTCCTTGACAAATTCTATTTCCTTACCTACAACATAACCATTACCTGGCTGTACACTGTTAGCAACCAGAAGCCTTAGCCTCTCTTCTCCCCCAACTTCTTTAAGTATCTCCTCTAAGTAGGTGGTTTCCATCCTATTAACTACCTCAGCTACATATTCTTTGACAGCTTTTTTAAGTTCTTTTGTCATAGGCTTGCCCATCTCCATATGGAGGTAAGCATCATGTGCTATGTTAGTTGTATCTCTATACTCTCCCCCAAATTGCAGAGCTTTGTATCTACCATCATGGTAACCTGCTATGAGGTCTTTGTCAGGCGTACTTTCTATAGTTTTCTCTGCTACTCGTATTCTGTGCAGATCAAGCAAATAAGTCCTTTCAATAGCAGCTTCTAAAGGGTTATCACCTAAGACTTGGAAACCAGTGCTTGATCGTACACTAGAATTAAGAATGTTGTCTATGGCCATATAAGACAACTTGCTTCTATCTCCCTGAGTATCAATAGCTATATACTTCTTGTCTTTGCTAGACCCAAACATTATAAGGTCTACTGAAAGACCCTCGTTATAGTCAAAGTTGTCATATTCTACAGCTCTCTCATCTCCCTCACGCTTAGAGTCTATGTCTACTATCTCAAAGCTTTCCTTACCAGCTTTAGTAGATATCATCATATGCGCCAAGCTGTTGTAAACTACCTCATTACCCTGACGATCTTTACCTCTTATGTAACTTCCAACGGTTCCTTTGCTACCTTCTTCACCTTCCATGATAGCCTGAAGGCCTTCACTGCTCACGTCTTTTACCATCTCAGACGTGATGTTCATATCGTTCTTAAGATTGATTGGGAATATCAAATTACCAAGGCCGTTAAAGAACGATGCTGCCACAGGAGCTTCGAACTTAGACATTATAACCTTGGATATAGTAGCCATAGTGGTACTCTCCGTCTGGAATATGTTAGGATAGTTGGCTTTCCCCAGCTTACCTAGCTTGTTGGGGTTCTCCATAATATCCTTGAGGTTTGTGTTTGGCCTTTTGATGAAGTTGCTTACCGATATGCCTTCCATCTGCAAGGCTTCTTTAACTCTCCTAGCAGCAGTTTCTCGGTCCTTTGCTATATTAATTCCAAGAGCTAACAACATGTCAGCCAGCTCCTCATAGGATCTATCTCCGGTACCTTTTAAGTCTACAATATTCTTGTAGTGCTTAAGAGCTTTACCCAACCTTGCTTGGTTTGCTTGTATATCTAGAATGTCTCCGTCCTCACTAACGCTCACCTTATATATTCCTGCCACAGAAGTAGCTTGTTCTGCCCACTTAGCAGTAAAATATCTCTCAATACTCTTAGAACTACTGTCTATAATCTTGACTACTTTCCTAGGTTTACCAGGCTGTGAGGATGAGCTGCTCTCTACGACAATCATTTTGTACGGTGTCATAGCTTGTGAAAATACACTATACAGAAGGGCTTTCTCCGGAGTAGACAGATTTTGGATAAAGTCATAAACTGCAGTAAGGCTACTGATATTGGAAGATCTGCTCTTGAGCTTCTCCATCATATCTACATAGCTTTCACTTCCAACTACAGCAGTTTGTATCTCATGATATATGTCCTCTATAGGCATATAAGTTTCAAACCCGAAGTAAGATTCAGATGTTGATTTCACAGGTATTCTGGACAGTACTCTCCTAGCCTTATCCCCAAGAGCAGCGGCTGGGTCAGTTTGAGCGTAAGACACAGAGTAGTTTCTGTCAGCTCCTTCTTCCTTGTCATTTACTTCTCCTCTTTCTCTAGCTTGTTCGGAGTCATAAATTTTGAAACCGTAATCACGAAGACGATCTCTTATGTCTGTACGGAATCCTCTTACATTGACACCTCCGAGCTCTCCGCGTTTGTCATGCCAATGCTCATAGACCTCTAGGAAAAGCTGTGCATTATCTGCAGCTTCTTCCCCAATCATCTGTGAAGGCATAACTTCCCCATCATGGGTAAACTCTGGAGCACCCAGTTTAATATTATAGTCACTGAGTACAGCTTGGAACTGCTGAGGATCATCATATGCTCTCTGCAATGCTCCGAACTCCCTATCTGAAATTGGTTCTCTAGTTCTACCACCCGTCATAATATCCGGGCTGTCTTTATGAAAAGCAGATCTCAAGAACCAGTTACGTATAGTAGAATCTCCACCCTTGACATTTGCTGTCTCAGGGCTACCTAGCAAGTCTTGCATGTTTGCCCCACTTGCACTGACTTCATTTAGAGCTTTGTATATAGCTATATCTCTAAGCTCTCTAAAAGTTTGAGGGTCAGCAGCATACTGCTTCATCATGAACGCAGCTCCCGGTGAAAACGCCTGTGCAGTTCTACTATAAGATGCCGGTATGCGGTTAGACTCTATAAGCCTAAACGCTTGCCTCATAGCAACAGGCTTACCTGCAAATGCTTTTATGTATGCATACAGATCTTTGAAGAACTTAACCAGTCTTTGCCCAAAACTCTTAGGGGCTTTCTGAGACAAAACATAGTCACGGAAAGCGTCAGCCATTTTCTCCTCCAAGGCAAGCAGACGCGCCTCCTTGTTGGTAATATTAAGTTGGCCTCTTTTAGCTTTTTCTATATCTTCAGCTGTAGGTTCACCAAACTCTGCAAGTGCGTCCAGGTATATGGCTTCTCTCTGCTTATCGTTAAGCAATGTTCTAAAGAACAAGTGATATCCTTCATGGTACTCAGTACCTACTTCAGCATTAGACCACAAGTGAACAGCTGCATTCTCCATATATCCATGGACAACAGCGCTACCAACCTTTTTCATGTTGGTGTAAATACTCACTGAGTCTTTACCAAACCTCGCTCTGAGCCATGACACAGCTTGAGTTTGTTCCATTTTACCCCTCTTAGGAGTACTTGGAGACTTAAGGCTATAGCTAGGAGGTCCTACCTGTATTTTTCCGTTTACCTTAATACGAAGGTCTTCGACGTATTGTTTGTTGTTTATGTTTTCTATAGACCTGGTAAACAGAAGATCAGCTCTTTTCTTTAAAGCATCTAATGTCTCCGGTGTAGGACTGGATTTCATAAGGAATGTTACACCCATTCTTCCACCTCTACCAGTCCTTACGCCTCCATTAGGGGCTTTCATCAACTCTGCAAATGGAATTTCATTTGCTATGTATACGGCGTGCATATTTTCCCTTAGTTGCTTAACCGCCATATTCTTACCATCAGGTATATTCGTCTCAGTAGTCAAATATTGTGCTAGGAACCTACGATTGTCTTCACTTAATTTTGATGAATCATAGTTGGCAACGGCGTACCCAACTTCCCCATTTGGGTGTAGCCCGCTTACAAAGAAGAAAGTGTCAATACTTACTTCTCCTGTAGTAGAATCCTTAAGACTAAAAGGAACATCGCTAACATCGCTTGCGTTCTGGTCTCCTATTCTCTTTATCTCGTCTTTAAGACCTTGAGGAAAGGTTTTAAATGACGATGCAAAAGAGAAGCTACGACCATTGTATATATCCACACCGAGCTTGCCTTGATCTGCTACAAACTCTTTAGTAGCTGATACAATTTCAATCTCGTCTGCAGTAAAGATTCTAAACTCATTTCCTTCCCATACAAAAGGTACACCAGCTTCTTCATCTGGCTGGAATCCATCTACGAAGGCATCTTCAACGGCACCCATTCCGGCTTCCTCAGCTGCAAACGCTGCGTCAGTCTCTCCAGCTAAACTTTGTCTACTTGTGTTAGACTTGACATACTCATCATAAGGAGTATTAAAAAGCTTTTGCCATTTAGCCTTGGCAGCTTCTATATATTCTTTTTGATACTTGATACCCTCATAGTCTGCAACTTCTATTGCTTCATTTAGAAGTTCATAAGCATTCTTTATGCCCTCCTCTAGTTGCCGAGCTTCTTCTTCACTTACTATACCAGCAACGTCGGCTCCTCCAGCCTTTTCAATTGCATCAAAATATGCATTGATTACCTGCTTGGTGTCAACGTCTAATATTACGGAACCGCCCAAGACCATACCATGCATGGGCACGCGCACTTCCAGTTCTGTGTCCCCCGGCTGCAAAGTCAAAACTAAATTCTTCGACATAGCATCATAACTAGCTGTTTTGATGTCTAGTGTAAGTACCTCTTCCAGATAACCTCTGACATAGCGCGTGAGTACATCCTTGGTCTTCTCTCCTGTCTTACCCTTGATGTAATCACCCTCCGGAATAGTGTCACTTTGCTGTAACACTGCCTCACGCTCTTGCCGTAGCCGATGATCTCGAGTTTGCCGGTCGGCACCACTGGTGTCATCTTTGCTTGGTGGTTCTGCAGTAGTCCCCTCACCTGTTATAGAAGCCATAAGTTCTGCTTCCTCTTCAGGAGTCAGAGCTACAGCATTACTAGGATTAAATTTTGTTTCGTTACTAGTAGGTTCTGTGTTGGTAGGCTCTCCGAAGTTGTGCTTTGTTCCAGCTCCACCTTTTCTTTTCTTAGTGGTATTCTTCTTTTTACCTTCGGTGTTTTCGGGTTTTACCCTGCCGCTGCTACCGGTAGTCTCCGAAGTATTAGCTCCTTCCTGCACATTAACAGACATAGAAACTCTGTGGTCGTACGTTGGAAGCCCTTTGTGAAACCTATTACTTGTAGTAAGCAGTTCCTTAATAGCAAATTCTTGGTAGGAAGCATAAGTCTTTCCTGTTACAGGATCTGTATACGCCCCCTCTAGTTCTTGCAGTGCCTTTTTGCTAACCTGAACTCTTGAGTTCATAGCAGCAGCTTTGAAAGACTCTAGCATCCCCTCCTTAAGTCTCTGATATTCAGCAGTTGACGCATTGCCCCCTTCCTTCTTAGGCTTTTCTCTCTCAAATACAGTTACAACATCACCCTCATCAGTTGTTTCTTCAACCATCTTACCATAGCTGAAAAACTTAGGTGCCCCACTTTCAAGCATACCAGATACTTCATCATAAGACATGCCTATGATTGCACCTTTATGCTCAAAATTGAATATTACTTTTCCTGAGTTCTTAAGCTGTGTTACAAAGAATGAAGTCTTACCTTGTATCCAGTTATTAGGTATACCAAGAAGAGCCTTAATCTCAGACACGGTATTGCCCTCACCTTTCTTGGCAATTATATCTACAAGTCTTCCGTAGCCCTCTTCACCTAGAGTTTTAGTACTAGTAGTAAGAGCAGTGTAATCTCCGTTAGGGAGCTTTACTACCATAACAACTTGTCCTGCAGTAAGTTCCATTGAATCTCTTCTCAAATTGAGATTCTCCTGAGCTTCGTTTATTTCCTGATCAGACTTGTTCTGAGCTATTACAGTGATATTGTCTTTTTGTACAATACCTAACCCTACAAAACTAGGAGGAACGTCTTCACCTAGTACCTCAGAGACAGGCTTAAAGACAGGCTCTCCTTGATCATTAGTCTCAGCAAGGAAGTTGCCTTTTCCAGCATACTCTATGGTGTTTACTTTAGCTGTTACCTTATTACCAGCAATAAGTTCCATAAGCAGGTTACTAGTTTTAGAACCTTGGCTCATAGGATTGGGAAGGAAGCCCAAGTATGTATTTGTGCCCGCAAGCTTTACATATATATACTCTAGGTTCTTATTGTCCTTAGTGCTGCGAACGTGTTCAAACTCCACGCCCTTTTCCATGACTTCCTTGTACCCCTCCTCTGTCTTTAAGAAGCCTCTATCTATCGTTCTTGGATGTGCAGGATCAACATCAGTACCCGGTACTGGCTCACCATTTTTAAAGACAACCGCTTTACGTCTTATGGTATTACCGTTCTTATCAGTGGTTATGTCTTTAAGTTGGAACTCACCATTTACGATGTACAGTTCACTTTGAAATGGTGATGGGGATCTAGGATTTCTTGACCCATCATTATCTGGATTAGTAGTGTTGTTTGTAGAAGAGTCGTTAGTTTGATTGGCTTTGTCTGCTTCTTTTTTTGCATCCGCAGCAGCCCTTGCCGCTGCTTCCTCCTCCGCTTTCTTCCTAGCTGCTTCCTGAGCCTTTTTCTGCCTACTTCTATTGCCTTCTATACCTTGCTCTCCTAGAGCTTCTCTACTAGGTATTATAGTATCTAGTACAAATAGTTCTATTTTCTCTTCAGGTGTAAGTTCCTCCTTCTCTTTCTTAGCCTCAAGTTCTTGTTTTTTCTTCTTAAGAACAGGTAGGTCTTCAAGGTTTAGTCTTACAGCTACAACCTCTTCGTTTTCTTGCCTCCTCTTGTACTCGTCGTTTAGCTTCTTTCGAGCAGCAGGAGATACGCCTTTATCTTTAGCTAGTATCCCAAGATCGTAGAGCTCTGCAGAAGTTGTAGTGCTAGCAATAGAATTATCAGCGTACTTATCAATTTCCTTCTGAGCAGCCTCTTCTTTAGTTTTCATCTGCCTTCTTATGTAACCCGCTCTTCTTTCCGGATTGCTAAGAAGTTCGTTCAGTGCATACGCTGCTTGCGTTCTGTCTCCTGCCAGTCTAGATATATCCCTAGCTAGTTCTTCTGCCTTTAGCCTGTCAGAAGGATCTGATATACTCTTAGTTATATTATTAAGAGCTTCTCTAAGTTCAGGAGAAAGCGGCTCTACTTTATCCTCCCTCTCTTCCTTGGGCTTTATAAGCCTTTCTTTATAGCTCTGCTTGTCTGCTCCTAATTGATCATCGGTTACTTCTTCCGCCTCTAGTGCAGCTTCATTACGGTCTACTTCTGCAAGCAAAGAAGCTAGCTGTTCCTTCTCCCCCTCGGAAAGTCCTTGCTCCCTTTCTTTCTTCTGGAGTCTACGAATTTTACTAGAGTTGTACGTAAGCCTCTTAATAGTTCTCTCTGCAACTGCTCTTTCTTCCTTGCTCAAAGGATTGAACAGATCCATAAGCTCAGCACGCATCTTAGATATCCTTCCGTCAGCATCAAGCAATCTGCTCTTATTCCTGACAAGGAAGTCTTTCATATGGTACTCTTCAGTTAGTCTGTCCTTTTCCTCTTCAAGTACATCCTTAGATGTAAGTAGCCTAGGAAGACCAGTTGTTTCTTGACCTGGAGCAATAGCATCAAGCTCTCTTTTTATCTGGACTAGGTTTTTAACGTCCTGCGTTAGATCAGAAACTATCTGTTTATGGTCAAAGTCAGAGTTCTCAGGAAGCCCAAAAGCCTTTGCAAACTCCTCTTTCTCCATATACTTAGCATCATCTATTCTTTCCATGAACATGTCTATGCTACCATTGCGTTCATGGAAAAGAACGTTCTCTTGGATCAGCTCTAGCTGAGCATCTCTGTAACCTTTGTGATCCCCAGACTCCAATGAGTCTTGCATCTTTTTTAGAATAGTCTCCTGGTTCTTAGCAAACTCAGCGTTATCCACAACCTTATATAGGGTAGGGCTGTTGAGTCTATCCAGTACTTTTTTACGCTGAGCATCTTCCTCTGTTTTTCCATAACGAGATATCCCGGATTGAACACCACCCATGAATCCCCCGATAATAGCACCAAGCAGAACGGATTCGATACCTTCTTTATCTCCTTTGAGTATCTCGTTACCTCCTTCACCTATAGCACCTAACCAATCAAGAACACTGCTATAGCCTTCACCTTCTGCAGCGGCGCCCGCAGCCTGTCCAATTGCAAATTGGGTTCCTTCCTGAAAAGCCTCAGTAACTGCGTCTTTTGCAGGATTCTGCAAATACCTAGAAGCAGTTCTTTGCCAAGCTTTTGCATTGTCAGCAGACCACATGTCCAACCACTGCTTAGACTTTGCATCTTTAGTAAAGCCACTAAGACTAGATCTTGATGCTTTGAATTTAGATTTAAACAGCCCCCCAAACATGGCAAGATTTGTAGGTGCAAGTACCGCCATGTTAGAAGCATACACAGCATTACCAATCTTGCTGGCTTCTTCTCTAGCTCTTTCTCTATCGCTCTGACTCAGCTGCATACGGTCAACTCCTTTCTCCGCAGCTATCTGATCTAGCATTGTTTCTTCTGCGTGCTTCAGTGCTTCTCTGGCTTCTACTGCAGCTTCTGCATGAGACATACTTATACCTACCTCAGCTTGCTTAGCAGCACTTATACCCCTCCTAACTTTAGCTGAACTTGAAGCAGTTTTGTACAGCTTTTCAGCAGTAGCAATAGCTTTAGAAGCTCTATAAATACCAGCTGCTCTACTCCCGGCCTTTGTAGCAGCTGCAGCACCTACAGCAGCCTTAGCTCCTTTTGCAGCCAATCCTAATCCTCTAGTAACTATTCCTACTCCACCAGTAGCATATAGACTTGCTACACTAGCTACAGCATACCCAAGACCGTTAGCAGCTTTATCTCCCCAGAAGTTTGCGTATCCAAGATTCTCAAGTCCTATCGCTTCCTGTTCTTCTTTGGTGTAATAGTTTCTAAAGTTGTCTTGCATCCAAGCGTTAACGCTGTCTACTGCTCTACCTGTAGTATTGTCTGCAAGCTTTGTCCAGTCCCTGTAATAAATAGCTTCACCTATACCGTTGAGCGCTCCAAGAGTGTTTTCAGTAAAAGCCATTGCGGTAGTAACACCAGCTTTCATCAATCCTCTGCCCCACTTCTCTGCACGAGACTGACGCTGAGCACGCATCTCATCAATGTCTAACCCAGGAAGAACAGGCACACCATAGCTTAGATAACTATTTGGATCCCCATCAAGAAACATCTCAGTAGATGATGGCATGATAGGAGTATCATCTTTAACAGGTGCAGTGTCATAGCTAAGCCCTGTGAAAGGGTCTACAACACCAGACTTGACAACCTCTAGCCCTGTGAAAGGATCTATAACCTTTTCAGACATTATATAGTAAGTTTTATGTTGTAGAGTTTTGCAAAGGTCTGTAATCTAGGATCAAGCAAGCCTACAGTATTAATAAGTTCTCCTTGCGCGTTGTATATGCTTATAGTCCCTCCTTCTGATGTAGTAAGATCAGCAGTTATATAGCCGCCTTGCTGAACTTTTGGAGCAGCTGGATCGCTGGGATTTGTTGTGAATTCTCCCACCCATTTTAGACCATCGTTCATATCTATGTCTGTAAGACCCTCATGCTTATAAGTAAGCAACTCGCTTACCAGTTTAGCTCCTGGATTATCATAATACTGGCTTAGTCCAGGGATGTCGAAGTAACTTCCTTTTCCTACAGGAACAAGAAGTGATGCACTTTGACCATCTTTATTTGCCATAGAAAGTCTTACTGTAGGTTGACCTCCTATAGGTGCAGAGTAAGATACTGCAACATCTTTAACTACAAGGTCTTGAGGTCTACGATCACCATTTGCATCTTTGCCGGCCTTCCATTCTTTATATGTTATAGTTTGGCCTGTAACAGGATCTAAAACCATTTGAGTAGGCTTGATACCTGCCTCAAAGAAAGCATCCATTTGATCAGCTTGCGCTTTAGTCAAACCAAGGCTCATAGGATCTACGTATGTAGTTGATATGACAGTGCTTTCACCCACAGGTGATGCATATTCTTCTTGCATCAAGAAGTCTCTTTTTTCCCGTTTTTGTTTGTTTTGACGGCGCAATGTCTGTAAAATCCCAACTCCACCCGCAGCACCTACTCCAGTAAACGAAAATGGTTCATCTTCCTGCAATGCTTCCCACTCTGAATCATTGTCTAGCAAATTTTGTGGTGTGTCCTTGTACAAATCTTGGAATGTAATGTTTAACATCCTGGCTTCTGTAGCTTTATCTTCTATTTGCCTCTCCAGAGATTCCCTTCCCTCAGCTGATAATTGATTCTGAGGATTTTCGTACAGAGTAAGAAGCTCTTCAAGCTCTGCCTCAACTGCAGTTATTTCATTATGCAGCTCTCCAGCATATTCACCTCCTCTTCTTCTATATACTATTCCATCCTCTGTGATTACAAATCCGGGCTGACTAGGCGTTACAGGCTCAGTTGTCTTTGCAGTTTTTGCAGCTTGTGCAGCTTCATAATCTTGACGCATTTTCCAAGACTCATCTGCAAGTTTCTGCTTGTAGTTTGTCATCCACAACTCATCATAAGATCTGTCTGTGGTGTTTGATGTTTGTCTGAAGGAGTTTCCTTCTACTGCTCCATCAGTTATTGTCCCAAGTATATTGTCTCTAATGTCATCTGAAACAATTTGCCGCATCTCCTCTATATTTCCTGCCTCTAAAGCTTGAGAAAGTCTACCAACTTTCTCCGGATCAGGATTGGAAGACTTAGACTCATCATCCATCATCCTAGCAATTTCCTGTCTAAGGTTTGGCTCATCCATACGAGCCGCTTTAATTTCTCCTTTCCTTCCGTAGTATCCAAGAACCTCAGGATCGTTCATGACTCCCTGAAGAGCTGCTCTTACTTTCTCTTCACTTACTTGTGTAGTGCCTGAGGCAGTCTTAAGTGTAACCATACCATCTTGTTCACCTCCAAGTATAGTATTCGACGTTATTACAGAGTCAGGCTTAAGCCCTTGCAAAGCCTGGCGGATACGATTTTGTATGTCAGGTATTTGCCAAGCTTTTACACCCTCAAACATATTGATTGCGTTACCTGCTTCGTCGTAGGAGAATCCATTGTATCCGAGCGTAGATAGATCTAAACTACCTTCGTAGTCTTCTGCGTCTATCCTCTTGTTTTTTAGCAGCTCATCTAGCTCGCTCTTATAAGCAGTATAGTTTTCTAAGTTCTGCTTTATAGGTTGAGAACCTTTTTGATACTCAGCAGAAGCTCTAGTGACAGCAGCTGTCATATTAGACAGGTTACCATAATTAGAAGATGCACTGTCTGTTATTGAAGTAAGAGCTCTGTCAGTATTATCCAAGAGCTGCCTACGAGCTTCTCTGTCTCCTTCAAAAGGAGCAGAATTCAATTGGTTAGCTTCTGTTCTAATAGCTGCATTCATAAGGAGGTTATCCATATGTCTATCATACGCTTTATCAAGACCTTCTGGAGTAGGATCTACGTACCCACTTACGACCTGACCAAATTGTGCTCTTTTTCTTCTCATCTTCTTCTCTTTCTTGTAGTCTTACGACGAATCTTCCCAGGCTTTTTCACATACCTGCCTTTCCTACCACCTTCATTGGTGTCGTTTGAGTCAGGTAATATTTCAGATGCTTGCTGATTCTGCATAATATCAGCAACCTGCTCTTCCGCTCCGGCTCCAGATACATTTATATCTCTAGCACCCATATTAAAGGGAGTATTGCCTTTGTACACATTAGCATAGTAGTCTGCTGCAACAGGACCATATTGCATCATGTCACTCCCAAAGTTAGCATACTGCTGGTTGTAATCCTTAACTGTCTGTGTACCAATCTTACCCATCTGATTGATAGCAGCTAGCTTTACTGCTCTATTCTGTTCCGCTGTTCTAGTTTTAGCAGAAGCATTGTATTCACTAGCCTTCATAGCATTAGAAGCATTCTGTTGTCTAATACCTGCATTGATACCTTTTTCCGTGTTGGCTATTTGTAAGTTGGCTCTGCTTTCCTGGTCATTAATATTACGTTGAGCTTGTTGACCTGCAGCCAAATTCTTTTGCTGCATAGCTAGTGCTCCGGGACCAGACATAGAAGATGTTATACCAGCTGCTGCTCCTTGAGATTGTTGAGCTGCTGCTGCACGTTCTGGATCTAAGTTTGTACGACCCATACGTACTTCCCTAGCATACTCCGGCTTCATAAGATTCGCAGCTTGCATAGACTGTAAAGCAGCTATAGGACCAGCCATTTGTAACATGGTTCCCGGCATTCGAGGCCTAAACTGATTAGGTAGATCTGCTGGCTTATCGGGTCTTTCACCTTCAAATGTAGGAGCCTCCAAATCCTCCTCCGGCTTGTACTCTGGCTCTGCTTCTGGAGCACCAGGTCTTTCCAATAGATGCCTGCTATACCATTGATCACCGAATATCAGGTCTCTACCCTGATTGTCAGACGCTATTTTACCTGTAACCAGGTCATCGTCTAGCTCATTGTACCAACTTCTAAAAGAGTCCTTAGCTTCTGTAGTATCAAATTTAGAAGGATCAAACTCTCCATCAGTCATATATTCTGAGAAGTCAAATCTATCTACGTCTTCTGGCAGCGAACCTTGCTCTTCAGTCATCCTGTTATACCAGTCCCTCATTTTATCTGCCCGGTTACCGCTGTTAACCACAGTCTCACCGTATATACGCTCTCCCGTATTAGGATCTGTTTCTTGAATTGCTCCAGCAGCTCCACGCTCACTCCTAAGCTTCTCGTTCCTCTCTATAATCTCCTTCCTCTTAGCTTCTTTAGCCTCGTAGTCCTCTTTAGCTTTTTTATTCTCCTCTCGTATCTTCTTGTTTCTTTCTTCAACAGCTTTCTTTTCATCTTCATAAGCAGATTGCTTTTCCTCAAATTCAGACAAGCTTTCTTCGTAGTCTGCCATGTCCTGCTCGTACTGTTTCTTTTGCTTGCGTCTCTTACCCAGTTGTGCTTTTTCTCTGGGCTTCTCTACTGATTCAGGTTCCCCTTCTTCTCCGCGAAGCTTTTCATTCAGTCTTACGTAGCGTGCAGTAATCTTAGCTGCTTCTTGGTTGTTCTTAGCTTTTGCTAGTTCCTTTTCTAGATCTTCGGCAAGTGTGTTACCAGTAGCAGGATTTTTGATGTAATCCGACACTATGTATTCCTTCTTACCATCTTTGGTATTAACATCTACTTGCAGCTCACCATCTTCTACTTCAAGGCCTGGCTTCTTCTTACCACCCTCTTCAAGTATGATACCGCTGTCAGAACCCATACCTGCTTCATCATGCTTGTTGCCATGGAACTTGAATGCACCGTACCCTATGGGCTGCATAATACCCCCAGGCAGAGGTTTTGCTCCCCCGTCTTTTGCTCTAACGTTCTTAGCAAATTGTGCACGCTTGCGTAAAGTATCGTCGTTACTATTTAGTGCACGTTCTATACACTTATCTGTAACTTTACCACCGCAGTATTCTGTGAATGCGCCGACAGTTCCTTTCTTTTTCATTTGGCGCTTAGCTTTGTCCAAATATCCTTGCTTTCTGTTTGCCATTATCTGAATGATTTACGGAACTTAGTACCAACTGCATACAAATGTACTAAATTTCTGTTAGTATTATCTTTTATAAGTCTCACTCCTAGATAGTGGTCAATCATCTTTCTGCGATTAAACCATTCTTTATTGAGATTTACATAGTTGTTATTTACTACACCCTCTTCAGTGAACATAGTTGTAGCTTGAGGGTGCACAGTAACTTCTGTTGTTATATTTCCTGCAACATTCTCTGTTCCAGTAATAAGCTCACCCTCAGTAAGTTGTTGTTGGATTGAAAGATCTCGTATCTCGTTGACATACCATATCCTATCTACCAACCTAGCATTATTCAAGTAGTTGATTGTTATAGGTAGACCTGTAATCTGAGTGCTATTGTATGCATAGAACTCATCAAACACAGGATTAGATACTCTGAATTGCTCAGAGATACTGTTTTGATCAGGAAGGAAGGACTCAGCCCAGTAGAACATATTCGAGAACAGCTTAGCTTCTGCAGCAGCTGTATTGTCTATGAACTCTACTTCGAAGTTGTATAGCTCTCCGTAGAATCTACCAGGGTTGTTCTTGTTAGTGTGCTCCCAGCTACGATCACCCGCAAAGCTTACCAAGTACTCTGAGGTATTCGTGTACAGGTTAGGTGCATAGCTGTGTCTACTGCCCCACACTTTAAGTTCAGGGTAGTATGAAATGGTCCAAGAGCTTTGTGTAAAGTATACAGGGTTACCAAACCATATAGGTCCGCAATAAACTGGGTTGTTAGCTTTAAAGTTTACCTGCTCTGGGATGGGTACTCTAGCATTAGTTTGTATGACATCTAAGTCTGCACATCCAGATATAAGCTCTGGTATGTCATTGATAACTACTATGTTACCTGCGTAGAAGTCTTCGAAAAACTGCTGTGTAGGTATGGGCTCATGCTTTGTAATAAGTATGCGCTTAAACAGTGGGTCATACCCAAGGGTAAATCCTATTGGTACGTTGACCCCAGTTGTAGCATCCACAAAGAAGCCATTCTCCCTAGCATTGTCACTGTCTAGGTTTATCCCAAACTGCTCTAGAGCAAATGGCATGTTGTCTCTCAACCATGTTTCCATACCACTAGTTATGTCTGCCACACCTTGCCCACTCACGCTGTACACTTTTCTGTCTCTGTAGTTGACGTAAAAGTGTCCATACACAGTAGTTATGTGTGCATGTCTAGAAGCAGTACCAGCATAGCCTGCATCAGCTTGCATAGCTTCATCAGGATCTTGCACAAAGATGTTACCGCTACCTATGAATGCAGTGACAGCATCCAGTTGAAGTTCCTCTTTACCCTTTGTCACAAACAGTGAGCGCTCTGTATGTATGTACAGGTTCCCGTTCAGATCAAATAGATTTTTAATCTGACCTCTATGAGTAGGTATGTCTTTGTATTCCAGCGCTCTAAACTTCCTATACCCATCAGAAATACTGCCTGAGTCTACATCAGAACGTACTACTCTGTTAGGGAATGTCTGAACCTTAGATAGCTCTCCGAATACATTCAAAGGTGAGGTTACCTTTACGTTCTGCAGTGCAGATAGGTGATCCTCGTAAAGTATCTTATCAGGTTTGGTGAAGTCGTCGTAGGGAGGATTGAATATTACAGAATGTCCTGTATGATAGTCAAACACTTTAGTCTTTTCTCCGCGCTCTACATCATCTACGTGCCTCCACTCTAGCAAGTCATCAGACTCTACATAGAAAGAGAATACAGTAGATACAGGATTGACATTGCCCTTTACCCAGTTGTGGCTATCTGCTACAACGTTGACAAACTTTTGAGCCATGTCATACCTACTATCAGCAGCACCTGAATTTACTCCTATCTGAAGATAGTCTGGGGTAGCATTCCATATTGGGGCTCCTTGAGTAGTTCCAAATCTATCCGCTATGTACAAACCAGCAGATAGAGGGTCTAGGTTTGCCGGTAAGTCAGATTGAAATCTTCTACGCCCAAAGAAATCTGTAGTATTAAACGCTATGTTTATAAGGTTAGATGCATTTTCTATAACTACACCTCCCTGCGTGTACTCTTCACTTGCTCCCACAGGATCTCCATACCACCTGTTGGCTCTCCAATAGCTATGCCCATAGCTTTGAGAAGTAGAGCGGAAGCTAGTTTTAGTTATGTAAGTATCTCCCCCAAAGATCTCTCTAGACTGTGCTCCCTCGTAGTAATTTCTTGTGTAGTATCCATCATCTGCTTCTCCAGTAGTAAGGTTTGCGTTTCTTATTCTGTTAAAGTAACCAGTCCATACTAGGTTCTGCTGATCAAACGGAGAGAAGACGTTTCTACGTATAGCACACACGTTAAGAAGCCACGCCATAGGCAGTCCCATAATGTGGTTTGTAGGAGACATTCTATACCTGAGACCTTGATAATTTCTTGGGGCATACATCTCTCCGTCCTGCCCAGAAGCATTAGCTAGGTAGTGGAATTGAGATCCTGTATTAAACCCATAGAGCTGGTATTCATATGGAACTGTGTCTTTAAAAGCATCAGGGTACAACCAATTGAGAGCTTCTCCCCACCTTACAAGACCTGCTCGGTCTCCATTAGACCCAACCTGAGTAAGGTTATCAAAAGGAGCATGTCCTCTAAGAGCGGGAAGGCCGCTTACCAACCCAAACGCATGAGCAGTTTCACCTGCTAAGTTGTATAGAATCTGTGCTCCTTTAAATGAGGTGCTGTCACTAGTCTCATGATTCTCACGCCCGTGCAGCAGTATCTTGCTGTTCGGATCCAGCATAAGAGTAAGCTGGTTATCATCAAAATTACCTTCTTGGTAAAACCTATTAAGTGCAGAAGCGCCTGATGTAACTAAGTAATCCCCATCTAGAAAAGCACTTACTGCTTTATAGCTTCCACCCTTGACTACAGTTGGGGAGGATAAAGCTATGCTAGGTGATATGTATGCAGTTCCTATCATAGCCGAAGTGTACCAAGCACGCACTCTAGCCTCCTTAGCTTTAATAGCTAGGAATTGCTCTGCTTTACCCTCAAAATCACCATTTGCAGGCTGTGACAAATCTTCTCCGCGTCTGTATTTTCTAGCACGTTTTGCAATACTAACTCCAGTATTGTCGTTAGCGCCTCCATCAACACCTTGACCTACTATCTCGCCATCATCGTCTCCAATAAACCCATAGTTTATTACTCCTTCCTGGACATCACTTATGTCAAGTATGCGAGTTTCCCCAAACATCTTTTTATCGATGCTTTTTTTACCCAACTGATTTTTAGGATCGTGCCAGTAGAAGTCTACTGTGTTCTGCATCTCAGGACTGACCCATCCTAAAGAAGGGAAAGTAGTAGAGTGTGCATCCCAAGGATCTAAGTTGTTATCACTATTCCTTATGATGTAATCTGGGACTCCATCATTAAAAGAGGTTGAGAGTTCACTCTCATCAAAATCAATAACTGCGTCCCAAACTTTATCAGGAGCACATGGAGGTACAAATACTCCAGGCCCTCCGGAGTACATTCTAAATATTACTCCATACTGACATTGTATGTGGGTAGCAGCAGACATATCAGATCTTTTGCGCAGCTGATGCAGATCGTGAAACTTGAATACTGGGTGGGAGTAATACCTGCGTTCGCCTTCAATTGTGCTCTTCCACTTACCGTAAGTCTCTACAGTAGTATTATCTGTATGGTCTAGTCCCCCATACATATAGAAGGCTTTAGTAAAAGGACCAGTTACAGCTTCTTCTAAGCTTTGCTTATTTACACTAGCTGCTCTAGGATGCCCAGGCACTGCTATACTCTGTCCAAGTATAGTCTTGTCTTTCTCATCTCTCTTAGCATAGTATATCTTATACCCTTGGATTTGCTCTAGAATCCCTCTAGGTATTTTAAGATTGTTGAGTCTCACACCCAACAGGCGCACATTTTCATCCAGCGCCATAGTCCCGTCGCCCCCAATGCCACGAATCGTGCGAAGTCTGTCCCCTTCTAGAGGCCTGTAACCTAGCTCTTCAAACCAGCCATGAGTGTTCCCATTACTGTTATTTACAGGGTGTTCTGACGACCTCTCTATGTATGAGAACTCATCACTAAGGTTACCAGGCATTCTGTGATGCCTAACTCTTTCACCATAAATACCTTGCGCATCGTCTAGGACTGCAACTCCTTCTGTAGTTACATCCCCAAATGTGAAGTCTCTAGTACTAGGGTAGAACTCATTCTCATTAGCCCAGTACCCCATATTACCAGATAGCTCAGGATCTATCTTGTTTCCGGTATCAAGAACATTGAACAATCTTATATCATCATATTGTTCTAGTGCTTCAGTTGGGAGAAATCCAAATGCTAGTTTAGTAGCAGCTGGGTTCTTTGAAAGAGCATCGTTTTCACATACATCATCATCTGAAAGAATACTGATACTAACCTCTGTCTCCAGTATTGCAGGAGTTTGTGAACTTATTTCTTCCCCAACTATTTCGTCCCATCCTTCTGTAGCTCCAAGGGTAGGTCCGTTTGATAACAACCATGCTTCCATTGCATTGAAGACGGTAGTTTGATTATACGAAGCACCGAAGTCATCTGCAGAATTCAGAGTTAGAGATATGTACGTAGCTCCAGTTACAGATATAGTTTCAGGTAGTGAGTTAGCATTAAACTGATTTACCAGTGTTGCATCATTAGTCCAGCCAGCGGGTCTGTAGTATCCTGCGTTTGGGTATCCTACAGGCGAATTTCCTTGACCAAGTGGTGGTACATACAAAAACACAAGTTCATGCTGACTTGCTACTCCACTTCCCCCAAAACTAAAATCGTAGTCATCAAAAGAGAATGTTACCTTCCTATACTGAGCATACTCATAAGTAGTCTGCTGTGTCGCTGGTACAGGAATGCATCTAGGCTCTCTCCCGGGAATGTGGTAAGCATATGTTTCAGTACCATCATTTAGTATGAATGATATGTAGAAAGCATATACCTCACCTCTTCTAAAAGATTTTCTTTGGAAGTAGAAATTAGGATCTCTATACCCTTTCCGAGTATTACCAAGAGGATCTAACAGAAGATTGTTTAGGAGCTCTTGGTATTGATAGTTTATGTTTCCTGTAGGAGCATATGAAATATTGCCTGTCTGCAGATCTTGGTACTCATTTTTGAATTGCTGTGGCACATCAGCATGCCACTCTTGTATAAGTGCAGCATAACCTTGGTTCAAAGCAAACGTGTCGTAAAGCCTAGGGCTGAATGCTTCTGCTTCTTCTACTACAGCTTCAAGCTGTATGTTTTGTGCAAAAGGCTGAAAACCAATGTCTTTGTTACTTGAGACATTACCTAAATACAACCTATTGTCCAGTTGACTTATAGTGTCCGCAGTAATGTAGTTTACATCATCTACTATGATGTCTTCAACAGCAATTGATTGAGAGTCTTCGTTTCCTGAATACGTCACTATTGTTTCGTATCCTTTGTTCATTGCAACAGGCTTAAGCTTTTCAGCTGTCATTGCAGTCTTCTGCAACTTTATAACTGCAGGCTGAAGCAGCTCGTAGTCTATATCAATAGGTGTATCTACTACCCACTGAATAGTCTTGTTACATTTAGTACCACCCTCTGCCCCAATAAAACTATTAGTCGGAGTAATATTCTCAGAGTTTGGGACTATATATACTGGATTGGAAAGTACGAAGTAATTAGTTTCTACCCCGTCTCTATCTGTATACGCAAGAGCTAAATAATATGCAGCTGCGTACAAGTTACCTCCGCTCAGAACTCTTGCTGAATCAAACGAAGAGTGAGTACCTATCCTAGGTATTAGGTTTAATTTGTAGAAAGAGTTAGTGTTGTTGTACAGCTGATCAACAAGTCCACCGCGCAGTCTAAATGCCCTCTGTCTAGTTACATTTATTACTCTAGGAGGATTATATGTGTTAACATATTCAAAAGCCGTGTAAAGCTCTGCCTCTTCCTTATATCCGTCGGTGAAGTATACTATATAATCTCCTGCTTGGTTCTTTCTATTAGTAGCTACTATAGGATGAGTTTGCTGAAAGTTCAACAGATCGTTCTCGTACAGAACTAGTACCTCTTGATTTCTAGTATTCAGAGTACGTATTTGATCAGTGTATACTGTCTCATTATCTACGACATTTACTGCCTGCCCAAACATGACAATGACATCATCGTCAAGTACAGTTCTACCTAGTACTCTAAACCCAGCATTATTAGGGTATTCATAAGTACCCCACTCATTGCTGATACTTCCTTTCTTTATGTTCAGGTTAGCGTTTAGTGCATCACGCATTGTACCCTCGGGCTGATCTACCCGAGCGGTATCCTTGAACATACCTTTCCCTAGCTTCTTCATCTACCATAGGTATTGTAACGTCCTCTATATATGTCTTCCCTGTCCCCAAGCTCATCAAACACATGGTCGTGTCTGTTGATGTTGGGGATAAGTCTAACCCACTGATTCATAAAGCTTTCCATTCTGTCGATGTCTGGGAACACTGCAGCATTGCGTGCTTGTGTGCAGTAGTACTTCCACTTCTGATCAGCAAAATCATACTGTATCCCGTTCTTATTTACATCAACCGTACCCCCAAGTAGCATCTTCTTGTATATGTACCAAAACATAGCTTCTTTGAAGCTGATATCGTCTGGCACCAAGGGGTAGCAATCAGGGTCTGTAGGAAATGCTTTGTAACTTATGCATACAGTGCCTGATGCAAATGACGTTTTAATGTAGTCACTTTCAATAAAGTAACACTCTACGTGACTATCATGATGACAATCCGGACAAGGTTCTGACTCAGGGAAAGTAGTAGTACAATACTTCAGAGGAATAAGGTGTTCACCATGATCTCCACCCATCAAAGTGTTTTCAAGCACCACAACTCTTGATGACAAATCTCTAAGAGCATAATCACTGCTTTTAGATATTGAGTTGTACTTATCTAGCAGTTTCTCATCAAGATTAGATATGACAGCACCACTTCGTGTCTTTATTAAGTGGCTAGCCATATCTTCTTTGGCATCCACATAGGTTCTTTTTAGATCAGCTATCTTTTCGGAGAGACCTTCTAGCTCTTCATATATAGTTTCAGCATCAGGATGACCGCTTGTTGACACCTGCTGCGGGTAATACAAGTCAGCAGGTAGTGCGGCCTTATGATTTTTGATCTGAACCGTACATACTTTTGTAATAAGCTGAGTACTACTCCCTATATGTTCTAGAGCTTCTCCGATCCATTCTATGGCATCATGTAACCAATCCCCATTTTGACTATGAGGATTCAAATCGCGCATTACTTTGCGCACTATCATTTTGCTTGATATGGTCTTATATACTGCCATGCTTTCTGAATCTTAGATATGCCAGGTCATCGTCTCTGAGTAGTTTGGTTAGCTTCTCTTTGTTCCCCTTTATTCCTCTGGTTGGGGTAAACCGATATGCACTCTTGTTAGAAATCTTACATCTAGATTTCTGCCAATGGTACTTACAATACCAAGGATCAGTGTAGTATATGAACCACTTTTCACCTTGACCTGTAGATACATCAAAGAGCTCCTTGCCTTCAGCTAGAAGCTCTTGCTTGTACTTGTTACTCTCCCACCAGTCTATTGTAGGCTTGCTGGGATTGCGTTCTATCCTACGTATAGATAAGGTAGACAAGTTACTACCCATACTGAATTCTGCACCATCAAGAATACTATCGACTATTAGCATGTTGAATTCCTCACAGATCTGCTTAAACAAGCGAGTCTCTATGGGGTCTTCAACATGCTTCACATAGTCTTTGTGTATATCCTTAATGGTTAGCATTATCTGCGACCACCACGTCTACGACGGTCTTTAAGAGCAGACCTCATAGACTCAGTCTTATTACCGTCCTTGTCCATATCAAGATAGTCAGGCTTAGCACCTCCTGTTTTGTACTTCATCATACCCTTCTTACCCTTCTTCTTCTTTATGCCACCATAGCGCTGAGTAGGCATGTCAGGATTCTGTGGATTAGCACCTGCATTAGCACCTGCATTTGCACCAACCTGAACCTCAGGAGCACCGGGTGCGACTGCGTTGTTCAATGCTCCGCCTACTTTGTTCACTGCAGCACCACCAGGTCCCATCATAGAACCAATACCACCAGCAACTTCTCCAACAGAATTAGCTATGTTTCCGAACTTAGTTTCTTTACCTGCAATAGCATTAACCAAGCTACCAACTCCTTTAAGAGCTTGACCACCTCCAGCAACCATTGCACCAGCTATAGCTTTTTTACGAGGTCCTCCCATTTGAGCTTTGCGAGCTTGCTTTATAGCCGACCTATCAATTTTCCGTTGATCTTTCCTACTATCTCTTCTGTCCTGACGATCCTCACGGTTATCCATTCTCCTCTGCTTATTGTCGTCACGAGAACCTTGCCTTTCGTTTTTCCTGAAAGATCTATTAGCAGATCTGTCATTCTTGTTATCCGCTCTGTTCTCCTGCCTAGCTGCTGCTTTAGCTCTACGATCCTTAATCTTAGAAACTCTAGCAGCTGCTTTTTCAGATACAGAACCGCTAGGAGTTTTCGACGTCGATGAAGTCGAAGTCGAAGGCTTAGAAATTTGCAGTTTCTGTTCTGGCTGCTTACTATCTACAGATTTTACATCTCTTCTTGCAAGTGATGCAGTAGGAGTGGTATTCCTAGTAGTAGATCCTTTACCATATGCTGTATTAATTTGGTTTTGAATCTTGTTATACTCAGGAGTGCCCTTAGTCAAACCTTGTCTACGCTTGATCAAAGCATCAATGTTAGAATTTTGCTTCTTAGCGTACTCATACGTTCCCTTCTTAGGTTCAGCAGCAGCTTTTCTCTTAGCATCATCAGCTGCCTGTCCTGCAACTCCCTTTGCTCTAGCGTCTTGAGTAGCCTTGCTTGATCCCGCTCTAGTAGCTCCAACATCTTCAGGTTTGGGTGAAGTTTCTCCTCGGCCCATTGCTCCTATTCTATCCATAGTAGAACCTGTAGCTTTCCCATCACCTGCGCCTTGACGAGTGTTCTGCTTTTCTTCTCTGCTAGGACCTCTTCTTGCAGCAGCTTCATCAGCTATCCTTTTCTTCTCAGCGTTTTGTGCTCCTCTTTTAGCAGCTTCGGCGCTTCTAATAGCTTCTCCTATTGGTCCCTCAGATTGTGCTGCTCTTTTAGAAGCCTCAACCATATACCCAGGATCTCCAGGTCTCAGCTCGTCCTCGCCGCCGTTACCACGTTTAACTCTTCCTTTCTTTGCTTTTACACCAATAGGCCCCCCAAACTTCAATTCTTTGGACTCTTCAATGCCGATAGAAGAAAGATCTTTCTTTCTCTTTTTCATATCTGAAGGTTTTACTGCAGGCTTAGTTTTACCAGTACTAGGTTTCAGTCCTTTCGGACGAGTTTTAAACCCTGATCTAAGAGCAGCGGGTTTACTTTTAGAAGGCATTCCTCCTTTTTGATATTTATTTTTCATTATTGTTAGGATTTATGGAGAGGCTTTGCTATTGCAAATATAATAAACATTAAGATATAGAATTGATTTTACTTATGTCACTAAAGGTTACCCCGCTAAACTTATCTATGTCTGCTGCAGCAACCCCATTAATTTCGGCTACATCTGCTGGGCCTGAGCTACCTTCAGTGTAAGTTATTCTTAGTCCAATACCTCTAATAGCTCCAGCTACTGGGGTGTTTACTATTGCTGTGCTAGTAAAAGCAAACCCAAAACTAGCTTGGTTTGCAGGATCCCAGGTTAAACCTGATAAATCACTTGATCCCCCAAACAGGGTTCCTAAAGTGGATAGACCCAAGTATCGTCTATTAGCTCCTAAAAATGTAGCTGTCGTATTACTGTCAGAATATGTAATACCTGCGCGGGTAGATCCATCATATGTTAGTGCTGATGAATAGCTAGATCCGTTATAAAGATAAGCTCTTAATGTGATGCTTTCTGTTGCTCCTGTTGAACCGAAGGTACCTATGTTTGAATTACCTGACCCATCAAAATCTGTTGTTGCTACAATCTCTACTCCAGTAATAGTTGCGCCTGCAGGAATTTGGTTGTTATCAAAGCAATTGTACCAACGAGTGCCTTTATTAGCTGTTGTTACAACCGCAGCATTAGCATTTGTCGCAGTTCTATGTAATCTTAGAGGGAACGACCAAGCTCCATAATTGATTCCATCGCCAAGTCCTGTGCCTACTGCGGCGTTTGCTAAAGGTCCTATTATTCCTGTGTCAGCCATAGGTAGGTATTATTGAGTTTTATCATAATCCCATTGCAAATCTACGGGCCATAACCACCCTGTAGTTTCATCATACCAGCCGTCCGGTATAAATCTTCTATTTACATCATCCCATACTCCTATGGTATCTGAAACTCCTTCTTCAGTTGCCCAATATTTATCTTGATTTGTAGCTAGTTCAGTAGAGGTATCTTGAGATTGAACTGTACCAGAATTGTATGTTGCTCGAATGAATGACATTACGCAAGCTCGATATAGTCTGGTGAAGGATCTACGTACAACAGGGTAGAAGACAAAGCGTAACCGATAACCCTTACGAAATCTCCTTGTGTTTGTGGTATTGCACTAGTTATAAGGCCAGAGCTTGTACTTATATACATTAAGTCTCCAGGGTTTGCACTTGTGTTTTGACCACGTATACCCCTGACCAAAAGGCCATCACTAGTCGCGCTAGATCCAAGAGCTATTCCAAACAAACCCTTCGTTGACGCTTCCAAATCAGCATCTGCTTCAATCCACGTAGCGTTTGCTATTGGGCTTCCACCGTCATTTGAAAGTACATACGCCTTGCCTGCACTCAGGTTCGTGTTATTTCCATACTTCACTATTTGTCCTTCGTATGAGCCACTTCCGTACGAAGAGGAGCGAGTAAACACCTCCAAATAAATTCCATCTAGCTCATTGGCTGACGTAATAAACCCAGAGTCATTGGTCAGGTCTGATACATTAGTAGGTATAGTAGGTGTACCTGTAATATCCCCATAAGCTATACCGCTAGTATCACCACTAAAGGTTACAGTACCTGATACAGTAGAGAATGTAACATCTCCAGACACATCTAAGGAGCTGGTGTTTAAGTCTACTATTGGGGCAGATACCAGATTTGTCATCTGCATGTCCAGCACCTCAATTGGTGTACCTGTATTTTCAAGATACACCTGCAACCTACCATATGCAGAGTTCTTACCGGATGTATTATTCAGATCGTCTTCAGTAATCTTTAGGTAGCTGCCGTACAGTCCAATAGATGCACTGTGTAAATCTAGCTCTAGTGTACCACCTTCATCTCGGTCTGCTCCTCCTGTGCCCTCTTTGTGTCGGATTTTTGTAGTACCGGTAAGCTCAGAAGTTTCATCTTTTACTATAAAGTCATCTAATACCCTTTGCTGAAAAATAGTATTTAGTGCAGTTACTGTTGCACTTCGACTTGCAGCTAATACAGTCCCTGACTCATCGAATATTCGGCGATAGTCTATTCCTGAAAGGAATACTTTTGACGTTGTGTCGTCCGTAATATCTACTCCGGCAGCCAGAGTGCTATTATTTGACGCAGTCAGGATATCCCCCGCTTCATAGACGAATGGATTCCCAGCGCTTGGCTTAATTAGCACAAGACCATTCTTAATATATACTTTAATACTATCCATCACAGATTAGAACAAGTAACTGTTGGCGCAAGGCTAAGACTATAAAAGACCCCACCAAAAGGATCTGGGACATAGTAGTCGAACTCTATCTCTATCCTAGTAACATCCGGAACTTGGTTGGGAGCTACTCCGGGATCTGTAGCCCCAAAACTAGATTGGTCACTAAAATCTACTAACATTAATGGTCCATTGCCCGGCATGACAGAAAATGCGTCTGCTGTAGATCCAGCTACAGATGTAGTATTTAAAAACTGATGTGACCAGTGATGATACTTGGTTTGCAATACTGTACCTGATGAATTCTTCAAGCGAATTCTAAATACTATGCCTATGTTATGTGAATCGGCTATAAATCTGCCCCATCCTACAACAGCACATTCAGTAAGTCGGATTTTTGCGGCGGCATCTTGAAAAGACGGGGCGTTTGCATCTGTGGATTGTTCAAAACCAAAAAAACTTCTGTTAGAAGGCGTACTACCAATACTCTCAAAAACATCCCAGGCACCCACTAATGGAGAGCCTTGAGCTGCTGAGAAGAAAAAGCCTGATTGGTAATCAGTACCCCCATTTTGCAGCTCAGAAGCATTAGGAGCGCCTGACCAAGCATCTCCACCCAATGCCTGCTGAATCAAATAGCTCACGGCATTAGCATCCATTAGACTTGACCCACTTATTACATATGAAGAATCGTCAAACTGCGCAGCATCGCTTTGAATAGTACTACCAAAATTCTGGAGGAAGATTATCAAATCTGCCGATCCTACCAGTCCATCACCATTAAAATCGCCTACAAGTCCAGTATCTGGATTTGTATACGTAGTCACTGTTCCTAAACCTGCTGCTGTTACTGCCTCAATCATTGACTGAAGTATCCAGCCCATTAGGTCATTGACGCTTAATGCAGTAAGGTTATTGCTCGATATATTATTTACTGTTAGCCGATAGTTATTTGCGTCGCTGATGAGATCGTCGATATCTACTCTTGTGTATGAATTGCCTGCCAATCCAATCTCTGTCCAATTAGCAGCATTTGTCCAATCTATGTTTGAAATTGCAGCCGTAGGATCCTCATCTGTAACGCTCACATTGACAGTATTTCCACCTGAGGAAGTGAGTACCGCACCCGCGCCGTCACTATTCACATCTAATCCATGGGGATAGGTCTTGTATACGTATACTCTAGTGGAAGTATTAAACCCAAACCATGATAAGGGGGTTATGATTTGGTTTTCTCTACCAGCAATTATCGTCGTGTCTGCTGGAGAATACGTCCCATCATTATTTACATCGTACTCTAATTGAGAACTGGTCGGGCTATTATTAAGGTCGATGTTAGAATGCGTTGGCGAAACCTCTCCGTTGCTAGTTGCATATAAAACTACAGCAACATAACCATAGCACCTTTTATTTTCTGGTACTCCGTTGCGCCCTGTAATATTTCTAAATATTCCAAAACCTCTAATACCGCCTCCAGACGTAGCGTCAATAGAGCTATCCAGGACAGGATAGTCGGTATTTTGATTCTCTATTACATCAGCTAGTTTGATTGCCATCGCTCTTTAGGGTTAGATAGTCCATAGCTGCCATCAGAATGTTCGGTGCAATGGACAACTGTCCGTCGTCGATGAGCTCAACTTTCTTGAGTCTAACCTTCTGGTCTTCTTCAAGAAGTTCTTTAACCTGTGACTCGAACAAAGCAGCAGCTTCGTCACTTACCTCAGGTTCTCCTTTGCTGTCAAGTGTAGCTTTTTCTCTTAGCTGGTCTATATAGGACTTCCGATGTTCTTCGAATGACTCTACAAGAGGCTGCAGCTTAGAAAGATTTTGAGCAATGTTCCAACTCGTCTTCAGAGGCAGTGTGTTCTGACTGATCTGTTGAAATGCTTTGTACACGTTGATACATTCTTTGAGTAACATGATGTTTGGGTTTGGTTTGCAAGATACATTAACCTACAATAACTACATTGAATACGGTGGTTGCTGTAACTCCGTTCCCGATTGCAATGCGAACTGTTTGAGCATTCATTGTCTGATACTTGAATATCACAAGTCCTTGATCTGTAGCGTTGTCTCTGACCTGAACTATGATGTCCTCGTGGTTTAAGTTATGTGTTATCTCAAAATAACCAGCAGTTACGTCACCTGCTGCGATAGTGTACTGCTCCTTGTATGTTCTAGCAATTCTAGTAAGAGCACTACTAGCATGATCCTTATTGTCAATAGCCCAGTAATCTGCAGAGATATCATAGACAAGAGTAGGAGAAGTAGAAGAAACACCTTGACCGTAAGCCTCAATACCTACGTCACTAGTTGCAACTGTACCAGTACCATCCCCATCTGCATCAGTAATACCAAGAGTAATGAGAGCGTCTTTGATATAGACATTCTCTTCCTGTATATTTACGTAGCTGGTGCTATCTGTAACTGTAAGACTTCCAGTGATCGTTACGTTGTCGTTAAACGTCTTATCACCATAAATAGTCTGAGAAGCATCAGTTATGATACCTGCTATGTTCTCAGCGTGCACAGGGATAGTTACACCACTGTTATCTTGGGTGCTAGAGCTCAGTATAAGCGAAGTAGCATTGCTAGTACCAACACTAAGGTTAGTAGTACCACTGTTACTTGAGTTGCTGTCTACTTGATCAGCAAGAGCTTGCAGTGCACCTTTTATTGTAAGTGTACTACTGCTAAGCACAGTGCTAGCAGTAAATGCCCCTAGATTTATAGCTCCGTCACTGACACCGCTCAAAGTAACCAAGTCGTCTACAGACAACATGGATTTAGCGGTGGTCATGTTTAGAACCTCTACATCATTAGTGCCAGCTGAATTTCTACCCAAAAAGCTAGCAGTAGCTATATGAGCCATTTTAGCCAAAGTGACTGCTTCATCCGCAATTGTAGTAGCACCATCTGCACTAGACGTTACATCACCAGTGTGGTCAGGGTGTACATAATTATTAGCGTCACTAGCACCTGTATACCCTAAGTCACTAAGGGTGAGGGTTCTAGTAGCAATAGTACCATTTGCGTCAGTTACGTGACCATTAGTATCTGTTGTAATGTTAATATCAATATCCGATACTACTTCAGCACCAGTTAATGCTCCTGTATCTACATCAATATCGTCACCGTCAAATGTTGGGTGAGCATAATTGTTTGCTCCGTCTGCTACGTTAAGCATCGTCCGCACTTGCGTCGCAGTCAACTCAGCAACTGAGCTAGTCGCGTTATCAACTCTACCAAGCAAGCGCTCATCTGCAATGTCTACCAAATCTCCCAGACCCACAGAACTGGGCTGGATAGTCATCGCAATACTTAGGTTACCACCGCTCGTATATGTTGGAGTAGTGCCTCCGATTACATCTCCTGTAAACGTAATGGTACCCGCGTTTGTCAGCCCAGCAGCAGTACCAGTAGTATTCGCTGCGTTGTTAGGAATATCAGCTGAAACTAAAGAACGGAAAGATGGGGCCGCAGCACCACCACTACTAGGACCAGCAAAAACGATATTAGCGTTCTGGGTGTCCAGACCCAACTCGCCTGCTGTGTTTGACAGCAAGTTAGAGTCGAGAGTAGCACTAAGAGAAACAGCTCCATCAGATGATGCTGCATTTGCTAGTACTCGCAGTTTTTGGTAACCGGCTGGAATAGCTGTAGAACTATCACTACCTTGTGTACCAGTAATAGTAAACTTAGGAAGCTTATCTGTTCCAATGCCGGAACCTCCAGTTTGTGTGGCATCATCTAAAACCCAAAACTCAGGTTCTGCGCTACCGCTTGAAGGTACTACATACTTTGTACCACCAGATGAAACAAAGTTACCACTACCATCAAGCCTAATAAAATTAGCACCTGCACTTGAATCTTCCACCAAAGCTCGTCCATCAGCGACATAGAACATGGTAGAGTACTCTTTGAACTGGCCGGGGGCAGCATTCGTTCCATCGTCTTGGAACGTGTAATAGGTAACGTTGTTGTCGTTAGTTTTAGTAGACAGATGAAGATCTGTCCAGTCATCAATTTTACTACGAATACCTCCAAAGCTATCATCTGTACTGACGATGCCTTTGTTCAGGCCGTTAACATACTGAGAGTTTGTTTGTAGTAGATCTGCAAATCCAATTGGCATAGTTTCTAGGTATTATTAGTTAATAGTATAATTACCACTAAACGATCCAGCTGAGTTAGAAGCATAAAACTCATAAGTTCCTGCTACTCCGTAATGAGTTGTAAATGGTACCGTGGTAGATCTTGGGGCACTTCCAAAAGCGCCATAAGATGGTGTACCTCCAGGGTCATTAATTGTATCAATTGTATCTAAAGCGGCAGGGTGGCCGATGTATACAAATTGACTGGCGGTTGTAGACAATGCCACAACTCCAAAATCTGCGTCTACTCCGGAAAGGTTATCAGCAGTGCTGATGATTTCGTACTGCGCTCGATTCCCTGAATTGTCTCTAATAGCATGCAGCAAGGTGGTCATAGTAGAGTTATCGGTTGAATCAAATCCGTCGCAGTCTGTAGTTCCATACCCAATCAAACCGGGGAACTCAAAGTTAATCTCACCAGTAGCAAGCGAATCAGTAGTGGTTGTCTCATCATCTGTAATCTCTACTGTGTACGTAACTGTATCACAATCTGTATCTGCACTTGGAAATGCTGAAGTCACTACAGTATAGCCTGTTGGAACATCGTTCAACCCAGTAATGTTTCCTGTAGTAGTTGAGATAGAGTCAAAGATTTTATATTCAGATGAGGTCCCTGTAATTGATAAACCAGTTTCACTATAAATAGCAACCCCAGCTGCCCCATCAATGCTGCGCTTAACAACAAAGCTTGTAATAGGCACTAAGGAGCTATCGTTCTGGACCTTAAAGTTCAGCTTTGTAGCTACATTTCCCTTTTCCCTGCGAACGGCTGTTTCCGTTCCTTGGTTACCAGATGATCCTGCTACAAAGTGAGACGAGGTATCTTCTCGAGTAAACGAGTCTGAAGTAAGTTGTGGAGCATTATAAGCAGCGCAGTTGACATAACCACTAGCGTTTTGAGCATCTGTACCAGTTATTGTGACAGTAGTTGCTGCAGACCCATTTCCGTCTAACGGGTATATTTCAACTTTGTAGTTGAAATCAGCACTACCAGATAGTACTGAAAAAGAGTCATTAAATGTGAAAGTCTCTGCTGTCGGAGTTCCAGCTGTATTTAAATCACTAAATGTTCCAGTATTAAAATCATTTACTGAAGATGTAGCATTAGCTACTTCTGAGTAAGCGTTAGAACCTAGGCGTCTCCATAGCTTAATTTCACTAATAGCGTAGTTATTGCCGTCTACAACTGATTGATTCAAGTTTGTCACATTGAATGTTACAGTATGATTTTTAGTTTGAGTGGTAGTATCATAAGCAACGCTGCCCTCAGTGCCTGCAAAGCCTCCGGTGGGTTCCTGGTAAGAAACCAGCACTTCATTTATAATTTGCAAAGCAGTCTTGGGTGTTGCAGAAGATGCGGTAATGGTACCACTACCAGTCAGCGTGCCGAAGGTGTTGCTGCCGATAGAGTAATTAATATCACTTGTTTGAAATACATCACTTGCTTTTCCGATCTGCTCCCAGTTTGAAGCTGTTGACCATGCCAAATTTTCTAAATCAGAGTTTTGATACACATAGACTTTGTCATTAGTAGTATCAATCAGAATAGCACCATTAGCTCGTTTGTTAGGGAAGTCGCCAGCTGCCGGTAGGCCTGTACTAAAAATAACACCTTTTAGGTTGTTGCCTGAGGCATCAACAATAGGATACGCTGAGTTTTGATTCTCTAGAGTATCTCCGAATTTAATTGCCATGTCTTATGGTTTTGAGATTGTTAGATGTAGGCTTACGTCGCTGTCAAATGCACCTGTTTGCCTGCTTTTGTATATTTTATATGTCCTAGAAGCACTTCCTGCAGTATAGCTGTAACTACTACCAAGTAGTTCAAAACTGTCAGTATAGTCTGCTACTCCTCTTCCTGATACACTTGCTGCTATTTCTTGTATAGTAAAGATAGCAGGAATAATCAAATATGTGAAGTTAGAATTATTAACAGTGTCTGAACTGCAATCGAAGTCGTGTGTCTGAGATGCTACGTTAGCTAATCCTAAACTGTTATGCACAACTGAATCCCCTAGCAAACCACTAACAGTTACTGTGTTCCCTGTTGAGCTTGCTACAACATAGAACTCGTCTCTAAATATTATTGATGCTGTGCTTGTCAAATTAACTGCACTTCCCGCACCATTGTTACTTAAGTAAGACAAAGTAAATGTTACAGTCGCAGCTGCTCCATGGGAAGTTTGTACAGTAGGACTATAACTAAGACTAGAGAATGTAGCTGAATTTCCAGTCCAGACATAGGAAGCATTAACTTCTATGTCTTCTCCGCTTGGTTGAACACTGGTATTTACAATTGATACTCCGTCTTCAAGGTTTCCAAAGTCTGTCACAGTTACAGTGTAACTGTCTATCGTACTTGTTTGCCCCGTTGGGAATATAATGTTGTTACCCTCTATAAGGTTTGTATTGCTGCTAGATGGTACTGTAGATACTATTGTAGGTTCAGTGAACGGAGCAAGTATATCTCTAATTATATCTTCAAGGTCTGTACCTGAACTATAAGTAGTTCCTACTACAGCATCTCCTATACTATTAGTAACTGACAGATTAGAGTCTATAGTTCCTCCCCCACCGCCACCGCCACCGCTGACATTTGTAAAACTTAGACTTCCTGATCCATCTGTGGTAAGTACTTGGTTAGCAGTACCGTCTGACAGGGGGAATGTGTATGGGGATATCTGATTTGCCACTCCTCCAAGGAATATAGCTCCATCTGCAAGATTCGGGACCATTTCTTCATGCCCTTGCAGATGAACCATTATCTGTTCTATGGTAGTTCCAGCTGAGTTTACCTGAGTTACAACACCTACATTTTGCACTTTAGCTGTGCTAGATGTAGGTCTTGTTGTTGTAAGATCACCTGCATCACTTACATACAGGATGTCCCCAACGCTTACACTGGTATACCCAAATATCTCTACGTCTAGAAGTCCGTGAGTAGTAATATCTACACTGTCTCCGTAAGAAACAGTTGAGTTAGCTACTCCCACACAAGGCATTGCTGTAGCATCATCTGCATCTGCAATCTTTACATATATGTAGTCTGCATCTGCACTATGTATATATACAGGATCTCCTGCTGTTATTGCTTCTAGTGCTGCAACAAGTTGATCTCCTGTTACTGTAGAACTTAGGAATCTCCAAGTAGTGTCGTAGTCAGTGTTTGACGACTTTACTATTATTTGCCCAGGTTTACCTTCTAATGGTACGCCCGCAGCAACAGTTGCTGGTGTAGGATCAGTATCAGTTATAGAATCTACGCCTGTCACGAATGGGGAGTCATACTCAGATCCTACACTGACGAGTCTTAGACCTCTATAATTTCTTACTTCTCTTATTATTCCTGTATCTCTGTAGACCATTTCCCTGCCTTTGTCGCGAGAAAACATTCTTCTACTGATATCATTCATTGCAGCAACTTCGTCTCCTACTGCAGTATTTAGTCGTACTTCTGTAGTACCTCCCCCACCTTTCTTCTCTATCTTAAAGAATAGGCTTATAACTCCTGGGGCATAGTAATTTGAGTGGGAGAAAGACTCTACCCCCACATTAAAAGAATTGGTATCGCTATTTGTAAATACAAACGAATTCATCTATCCATTTGATTGCGAGCAAGCAATAATTTTATTTCAGCCATATCTTCAGCAAGCTGATTAAGAACAGTATCTATTTTATCGTTACGCAACTCAAGAGTTTTAACACGACTCTTAAGGGATGCGTAATCATTTTGATGCTTGATCCAAACTCCTACAAGTGCTCCAGCAATCATCAAAAACTCAAAGTGAGATAAATAGTCAGGCATTAGCAATTACATTTCCAGGCTCTAAGAGCTTTGTTAATTCTTGAATTAGGGTCTCTTTTTCCTTCAGCTCCGGTTCGGCTTCTTTTCATTCCGCACATGCGTGCACAGAAGGAATCTCTTCGCTTTCCTCCTTGAGGTTGTGGTGCTTTAAGGTCTGATCCAGGATTCTCACGCTCATAAGACTTACGACCTTTCTCATTTAGACCTCCGCTAGGATTCTTTCCTTCTTTACGAGTCCAAGCTCCTGACTTGGCTTGTGATCTTTTTATAGCTTCATCAGACACAGTTCCTTTTCCAGGTCTAGATGTACCAGCTTTTTTCTTCTTATTGATGTTGTACCAAAGGCCTTTACGCACCTTCTTACCATCTTTTCGGATGTGATACTTTGAAGACATTACTTACAGGAAGAATATGCAATAACAGTTGTTCCAGCTCCTGTGGTTATGTTGGTCATAGCCCCAAACACAGTAACTCCCGGAGGTATATCCAAACTTGTCATAGCTGGACTACCAGTCGTACTAACATCATCTCCTGCTATAAGAGTAAATGCTACAAAGTCACCGTTTATATTTGAACTTGCTCCTATTACCTGAGCGCCGCATCCCCCAACCTGCTCTCTCATTACAGCAGCTGTTTGATCTTGGGGTGTATTGAATCTTTTACTTGCCATTATTGTCCTTGTTGAAGCGGAATCTTATCCTGCTGTTTATCATTCTCAGTATCAGGGAAAGAGCCTGCCAACATTCTAAGTTCTCCAGCCATGATACCTTGGTTAATTTGAGCTACCATATCCGCTGGTAACGGGTACGGAGATTGGGGATCATAACAAGGACCATCATTACAGGTATTAAAGTTATATACCTCTTCAGGGTCCTCGAATACTCCCCTAACATTTATAGCTTCTAAACCCTTCGGTCTATAGACGTAAATATACTCATCAATAACGTAATATCTAGTCTGACCTTTTGTGTATTTTTCGAACTCCAAGTACTCTACCTCATAAGGCTCTACTCTTGGGATACTACCTGTTCCATCAGGTTTACCTATAAAAGTAAGTGCATCCCTAAAATTAAATCTAATAGTCTTGGGAAGCTTATCTACTGTCCTGTATACTACACAGGTGGGAGGGAGGTCGCAGCACTTGGATGCATCTATTTGCTTAAGCTTTAGACATCCAAGGTCTTGTTCTAGAGTTTTAGATACATACCCATTACGAGCATAGTCCCTGCGAATAAACATCGCACGGTAATGCTTGATGTTGAACTTTATCTGATCTAGAGATATATGTTCATCATTGCTGGAACGTCCTCCACGTACCAGGTTGAGTAGATTGTATGCTATTTCATCAAGCGTCATCTAACTTATCTTTGATCTTCATGATCTCAGAGCACTTCTCGTACTCTTCTGCATCTTCGAAGTATTGTATCATATCATCTGCAATCAACATGAAAGTCTCAGGCACACCGGGATCGAATGGAAGAAATATCATATCATCTGCATCATCAAGGAGTTGCTGGATGGACATAGCCCCAGTAATCACCTTGTAAGCATTTCGATATGCTTCATCCAATATCTCTATTTCCTCTTCTAGAGAGGTTACGAGATCTTCGTCTTCTGTGTCGTCAAAGTCTAACATTTGCCTGTAGATATCCTTCAAGTCCAGTTTGCTTATTCCATATATATGCTTGTCCTGCTCGTTTAGCTTCATACCCCATCTGCTTGTGCCAGTCATCGTTAGGACAAATAGATGGTATGAACCTGACCTTAATACCTCTGTACTCATTTACCATCTCTTTATGAAGATGGCCGCAGTGTACCTCTCTGTGAGTAGTACGTGCAAACATCTCCGGTTGTTCCGTCGCCATGATCAGTGGCATGTCAGCAGCTTTTTCTTTATCTCCATGCGTAAACATCAGCATATTCTTTCCGTACTGGTAGTACTTACGGCTCTCATAGCTATTGTCTACTTGAACATTTTGGTCATACCTATACCACCCTGAGAGCACATCTCCTGCGTAGAACATACGCTCGAAGTCATGATTCCCAGAAACCACAATTACATCCACAGGTGCTATCTGCTTCAAGTAGTCAATCGCTTTGACCATAAGCAGCCAGTAACCACGGAATGTATCTTTCCAACTTGCTGATTCCTCAACAGGTGTTCCTTTTGTGGTAGTTCTCCTCATCCCTTCAGAGTTCATACCGTCATTCCCGATAGGGAGTATGAACTTGTCTATCTCTAGACCATCAGCTTTGCGTACCAGCTCATGCACTACACCTATATACTGAGCCTCAACCTCATCTATAGATTGACTATGCTCTTTACCATAGTGCAAATCAGGTAGAGATATCTCATATGCAATAGGCTTGAGCTTAGGCTCACGCTCTATGAGTGGTACCTCAGGGCTATACTTAGATGCAAAGCGTTCTATCTCTTGCTTTACATCTTGCACACTAACAGATTCGCTCTTTGTAACTACAGAGAACCTCTGCTTACCTGATACTGTCTGCCAAAACTTTACGCTAGCTACGTCTGAAGTTTTGATTCCATTCTTGTCAAGGTACTCTTGGAACTCAGTGATAACGTTATCGCTCTCATTTGAGTTCCCACGAGCTAGCGTTCTAGCTTCGTATAGTGCTGTTTCACAGTCTTCTATCGGTGCGTCAAGTCTTTCTGCAAGTACTTGCGCACTCTTCTTCAGATAACCAGGCCTCTCCCCGATGAAGTCCTTTATATCTTCAATTGTCATTCTACTACATTTCCCCGTTTATCGTGCGTATGTGCACTAGCTTTGAGCTCTCTGACCTGTGACTGCAGCTTTTCTACATCTTCCTCAATTTCGTCAAGCTTGATGATTATGGATTCAATGTCTTTCTCTGCCGTAGCCATTTCTACGGTGCTGTCAGCAGTAGTAGCTATAAGCCAAGTGCCTATACCTACAACGAGAAGTCCTGCAGCTGAAGTGATAAGTGTCTTTGGATCTTTCATTTCTTTACTTTTTCTACGGTGCGGCCTGCAAAGTATGCTCCGAATACAGTGAGCATTAGTATCTCTAGTAAGCTGATATAGCTGCTAGGTGGTTTGAAGTTGGGATCAATACCTTCCCAAATCATCATCACCATAAAGAAAACACATAGCAGAACAAGCATAATAGGGCGTATAAGCTTAGCAAGCTTAACGTCTGATTTCGCGTCCGCTTCCCATCGTCGTGTGACATTCTCTTGAGCTTTAATTTCTGCGTCCATAACTGCTTGAAAGCTTTCACTATCGAGCGTTGGGTCTTTATCTACAAGATTTTTAACTACGCCCAATACGCCGCGGTCCGGGAGTACATCTCCGACCACTTCGAGGACAGATGGGGCCTTTTCTTTTAGCCACTCTCCAACCTTGGTATCGCGTAGTTTCTTCTTGTCGCTCATCGCATTGGGGAGGCAATGTATTCGATTCTAACTCCTGCGGCGTCATTGGAGAATACTTCAATGTCATCAGTAGCTGCGTCGCATTTCCATGGAAACATTGCAAACTCACCAGCATTCAAAAGCAAGGCGTCATCTCTCACACCGTTCTTGTTGAACTGTATGGTGAGAGTCTTGCCCCCAGTAGTAGATGTGTTACGTATAAACACATACACCTGATTGGCACCTGCCCCAGTTTCAGCAGAGTCATAAAAATCTGCCCCGTCAAACAGAGTATACGGAGAACCAGATGTAGTAGCTTTAATCAGCCTTGTGGCTGAGTCAATCTGAGATTCTACATTGAATGTTCTGTCGTGACGTTGAGATATACTGTTTCTAAAAGTATTGCTTGAGCGAATAGATATTCTTGTGTTGATGGTACCCATTAGGCAATTATTTGTAGGAGCTTTTCTACTTGCTCCCCTGTTATTTCATCAGGGAGTTGGTCTTCTCTGATGGGGTGCAGAAACACCTCAATTTTATTATCTAGAAGCTCCTCTACATCTGCAAGCTGTCTCTTACGCTGATCAATAAGTTCAGTGTTTTCCTTCTCCAGATTTTCTATAGCTTCTTGATTTTCAGCCTCAATAAGTTTTTGCATCTCTACCGACAGCTCCTGAAACTCCATGCTAGGAACAGCAGCCTGTTCAAGCGGATCCAGTATGTTACGGAGTTCTTTAATATTCTTCCCAACAAGAACAGCAAAGCGTGCTCCTTTGATAGATTTTACTGCTTCAAGTCCTTTGTAAAGGTTCAGAAGCTCTCGGTTAGTTGCGTTAAACTTTTCCATGGTATATAGGTTTGATGGTTTTTGCTAAGTTACGAATTTACTCCTATAATCAAGAAGTGTATTTTATTGGAAGTACTTGTAGCTTGTGATCCTGGGTTGGTTAATCTAATCTTGAAAGACCCTGCAGCTACATCAGATATGTTAGCACAGAGAGTAGCACCATCGTTTTCTGTAGATGCTGCTGCAGATTGAACAGTCAACATAATCATAGACGTAGTGCTTACCAGGGAGTTTGTTACAGTAAACTCATGTTCAGCAGCTGCACTAATTGCGGTAGCGTGCAAAGTAATAACCCCTGCAAACTTGTTTATTGATACCGCTGTAGTAAGACTAGTACCCTGCGTTATAGCTCCTGAATCGCTAGTAAGCATACCTCTACTAGACTCCAGAACTACTTGATCAGCAAATGTGCTGTGCCCGCTTTCATCTATAGTAAGTCTAGTCGTACCTGCTGTTTCTAAAAACACACTTCCTTCAGTACCAGATCCTGACTTTCTGCCTCCAGCAATCGTGGTATTACCCCCAGATCCATTGGTATGTCCAGCACCTGCCTGTACTCTTATAGCTCCACCAGCTGCTGCTGCTGTACTGCTAGACGCTTTTATAGTAAGCTGCGGACTTGTTCCTGAACTACAATCTCTAGCAGTTATGTTCGTGGCTGCTGTTCCATCTTGTATGCCCAGTGTTATATCACCGCCTACATTTAGGAAAGAATCGTAGTATTTGCTTGCTCCTCCTATAAATACATAGTCTGTAGCAGTATTCAGGGTGATGCCGTTGTCTCCTGCAGTTGATCCTCTAAGCACACCATTTCCAAGCTTTATATCATTTCCGTTAGTATCAAGAGTAGCAGAAAAGGATGTTGACTTGAATACTGGAGTTGCCCATTCCAAACCGTTACTAGCAGAAGTATTTACAGTCAGTACTTGCCCATTACTGCCTGATGACGTAAGAACTCCAGGATTTGTTCCAGCTGCAGTTCCAACAACAAGAGCACCTGCAGCCATAGTTCCTATAGTTTCTACAGCACTAGTTCCGTTACCAACAAGTAGGGCACCATCTGTAAACGTAGAAGCTCCCGTACCACCACCAGCAACAGCAAGTTGGTTAGTGTAGTGCGTAGTATCTGCAAGATCAAGTTGATTAGGTCCTCCAAATTCTGACAAAAACTTAGAGTTTGTATTGCTTGCTGCATTCAAATCTATGTTAGAGGGATCAAACACAAGCATCAAGTTCTGCTTTGTAGAATCTGCAGTACTCTTATCATTTCTGATTTTAAGAGTACCTGTAGTATCAGATACTCCAAGCCCCTTGAATATAAGGACTGACTTATCTGTGTTACCTGCAGTACTGCCTACACCTCCTCCTACAAACAAATCTTGGATTGTGGTACCTGCAGTGCCTTGAGTAACACCCCCAGTTGCCTTACCACTTTGCAGTGTAGGAAGCACGTCATTAAGTGCAATTTTACTTGAGGTACTAGAATCTATATTACTAAGCAACAAGTATTCACGACTTGTGTTAGCTGCTTTATTAGCTGTTCTAAGTTGGCTGATTCTCTTGGACATTAGAATATTAGTTCTTCTCCATCTTCTCCAAGTATACCGGATCCGCTGGAAGTGTTATTGTTTGTTTTAGGATCTATGTAGTTCTTGAGAACTTTAGGATCCACGTTGTTTACGTTTTCTGCACTAGGAGGCATTGTAGATACCTGGCACTCGTTGCAGAATCTTGTCATAAACTCCCAGAATACTTGTAGGTATTCCTCATTACCAGTGGCAATGTTGTTTCTGTCTGCAGTTCTGAGTTTTACATCTTGACATCTAGCCCATCCTGAGTTAGGGAATCTTGGGTGTATGTCCAGAGGTGTCATCTCCCTAGTAGCTGTATAGTAACTCCTAGTTACCTTTCCTCCTTTCTGGTGGAAGTACATTATAGTCTCACCTTTTGAGTATGTGTCTGTAGAGTTGTAGTACTTTGCTCCACTTGCTACCCATTGGATTGAGCAGTCAAATGCCTTGCTCTTATCAGCTGATTCGTAGTTACAGTTAAACAGACATGGGAGCTCTGAGTTGTTAAGTCCTCCTGCAAACAGGTAGGCAATTAGAGACAGCTTCAGTATGTCAGTATCATCGTAGTAAGCTCCAGACTTCATTCTGAACAGAAGCTTCTTACCTTCCTCAGACATACATTGGAAAGCCTGCTGTTGAACAGCGCTGAAGTTTAGAGGACTTCCATCTGCGGATTCAATGTCTACTGCGCATGTAATCTCCACAGGATTGACAACATCCACGAACGGATCGTCTTCATCATCTCCTCCACCTCCATCTTCAGTGCAGTTACCAAGTATGATGCATGGGTCAACGGGAGGTCCGCAATCACCAACAGGGCAAGGATCATAAACAGTCGGATCACAGTTTGGGTTGCTAGGATCAGGACATTCAGGCTCTTGTTCTTGACAATTGGGGTCTGTAGCTGGATCGCATTCTGTATCACTTCCATCACAGTCAGGGTCAATAGAACCAACGCATCCACAGTATTCACATACCAAGTTGTTGCTTGCGTCTAGAGGTGCGTCAGGGTTGTAGTTGCAAGCATTAGGATCTGTGCACTCACCATCACCTCCCGCAAAATCATCACAAGGAGGCTCTGAAAGACTTCCTAGAGCAAATCGTGCCCCTGCTCCCTCCAACAAATCTGTACAATCGTAACACTCTTCGTCAGTTGGATTCTGCTCGCAATGAGTCAATATTACTTCACAAGTCCCATCATCGTAGGTAGCATCAGGATTGTAATTATCTGCTTCCGGGTCGGTACACCCAAGTGTGTATTCCTCACAATTTGGTCCTACACACGGCTCAAGACATTCGTCTAGCGGTGCATCCAAACCTACAGTTACAGTATCCAAATATGTAGACAGCTGTGAGAATGCTAATCCTCCGCAGTTTGTAAGAGATTCAGGTGTAGGGTTAGCTGCCACTATTACGTAGTAGAACCCGGGAGGAATACCAGTAAATACTTCTGTAAATGAACTTCCTGTAGCAGTATTATTCAAAGGAGACCAATATCCTACCCCAGCTATAGATGTACCTAACTCTTCACTAGTGGGAAGGTTAGTAAACATAGTAGCTATTGAATCAAGTATATTGGTTACTCCTGGTACAGAGCTGTTTTGAGCAACAAGTAGAACTGCAAACGTATTTATGTTAACTCCTTCAGTCCCTGCAGAATTGTACGATATATTTACAGTTACCTGACCATTGTTATTTGGAGTGATAACTTGACCTTCAAAGGATACCCCTTCTACTACGGTGGTGTTTGTAACACAATTTGACGTAGAGTTTACTGACGTAATAGTTGTAGTAAACGCTGCATTGTTAAGCGTTTCTTGGCAAGGGTCAGTGTTCTCGCAGCTTCCGTCATCGAACGTAGCATTAGGATCAAAGGTGTCCGCAGTGGGATCGGTACATCCCCCAACCAAAGTATCACACCCCTGCTCATCTGGAGATGGGATGTATACTGTGTCCACAAACTCGCAAGGAGCATCTCCGCTAAAGTAACTTACGTAAGGACTTGTAAACGTGACAGTTACTGTGTATGTCCCAGGATATATAGTTCCTAAGAACTCATTTGTAAACTGAGGTATGTTAGGTGTGACATTGTCAGATTGAGTCTGAGTCTGTAAGTATCCTTGGGGACCTGTAACAACTACCGTATACTCTATGTCTGGGCTAAATATAAATCCATTGCTTGCAGGATCATACACCCCTTCAATGCTAACTGTTATGCTTCCAGATACGTAATTAAAATAGGTAGTAGTACCTATGTCAATTGTATTGTCAAGGTTTCCATTGTCACATACTGTAGTAGTCTGTGCAATACACCACAACCAGTACTGATCACAGTTAGTTGTAGCTTCGTCTTGAGTGAAGCATATGCTGTTTGGATAAGCTCCGTCTCCCAACAAATTGTTGGACGGGACTATATCTGGACAGTTTGAAGCAGGTTGATATGGAAGTATAGGATATGCAATGTTCTGCTGCCATGGATACTGGAAGCCTGACATTGCCAAGCTGAAGTAATCATTAGTTATATCTGCACATGAACAGAACGTGGTCCACATCAATCCAAGAACTCTATTGTAGTTAGAGTTTAACAGCGTGCATTCTGCAGGAAGCTCTTGTGGATCAAGCTCAAGTTCTATCAGATAAACTCTGCCTGCTCTGAACCAATTTTGAGTAGCTGCAATAGTTACAATCTCATCCCAAGTAGGTTCTGTGATAGTTCCTCCGGTAGCAGTAGCTGTGTAATCAGGAGTTACGTAGTTAAAAGCACCTGGGATAAGCTGTGTAGGCGGTGGATTAGACTCGCTGTATGACTGCTCTAGATCAATGATATTTGCAAGCTGGTCTGTAAGAGGCCTGATGTGTAGCTTCCAAGCTGTGTACGTTTCATTGTACGTTGTAGCCATCCAGTTGAGTAAGTTTGTAAAGGCTGTAGAGCCTTGGTTTACTCCTCGTATGGATAGATTAGCTACGCCTGTGTTATCTGCAAAGTCATTGTTGCAAACTACTGCACCACCATATTGTGCTCCGGTAGAATTATAAAGCTGACCATAAGCCTGACCTTGCACATTGAAATATGTCTCTAGCGATGTTTGTGCATCACCCGTTAGTCCGCACAAGTAAGAGTTTACAGCACTAGGTCCTTCGTATACACCCAAGCGCATACCGGTAGTGCCGTTGTTCAATCCTATATTAGCTATGTCCCATCCCTGAGCTTCTGCTACACTATTACACTCCAGACATGTACCGTTATCTACTGTTGCAGTAGAATCATAGTTGATAGCATTCTCATCCGTACATCCCGGGATATCGAATACTCCATCAGGAGGATCTACAAGATTACCATATGTAATAAACGGAGTATGGTAAGCAAATCTTGTGAGATCAGCATTCGTACTTTGAATAATTGATGTGTTGCCTGGGAACGTATTCCAGTTACTTGCACTAGCTATGGTTATAAAGCTCCCTTTAAACCTGCTGTAGTCTACGTTTCCTTCTACAGATATATATCTTTTAGAGAAGTCAGGCAGCTCTTCACTATCAGTAGAAGGTGCTGATGGGTAGGGAGTATCTGGCCATATATCTCCATAAGGGAAGTTTACGTCAGCGCCCTCCAAAAATGCTACGTCATCGGAGTCTGCTGTTATCTCTACAACTAGCCTATATGAGTTTGACCCTATACTGTCAATAAATATATTATCGACATCATTGTTGTCTTCTACAATCAGTTTGTATGCCAATGGGCTTTCATTGAGCGCATTGTCCATAGCTAGTGGTCGATATTCTATATGTGGGAATATCTGCCTAACCTTAGTTATTCTATTAGCTAGAGTGTCGCTGTTTTCTAGAACTATCTTTGATCCTGCATCAGTTTCAAATTCTCCGCTACAGTTGTTTGTATAGAAAAACTCGTATCTGATTTTTAGCTCTCCTGTACCTATAGCACTCGAGAGAGATCCTGATACTCCAGTTAAAGTCACAGTGCTTGCTTGACCAGTAAAACATTGGTCAGTTCCTGTGAAAAATGACTCATTAAACCCAGTGTTAGCTGATGTGGGTATTACTATTCCCTGCTGCCCAGCGCTAGTTAAAAATGTTTCACCATCATTACTGTCGCTTACTTGGGGGTGGAAATAGCCAGTAGTCCCTGACTCTGGTCCTACAAAATTTGCATATCCAGGTTTACCCAAAGTTTGAGTCAGGAACATAGTTGGGGCATACGGGTACGGAGGTACAGGAGATGTTGCATCTTCTCCCAAGTCAGTATGGTATGACCGAGATGTAATTGGGTACGGACGTACTCCAAACTGTGAGTTTATGAAGTGCTCATAGGATGGAGTTATTACCTGTTGGTCCTTGTTTCCTGCCCATCCTACTGGATGGTTCCTTGATATTGCCCTACCTCTTGAGTCAGTGCTATCTTGATCACTTGGACTAAAACCGTTGTACGGGTCTGGAACTATTCCACTATTAAGTACTACTATGTCCTGTGCACTAACTTGAATTTCTCCTTGTCCTACTAGTATGTTTGCTCCATCGGTACGCAAACAGTCAAGACCTAGCCTCCAGGTTTGAAAAGCAGCAGCATTTACCTGCGGCATATGTCCACACATAGTATCCTGCAGAGACCCAGTTAACTGTCTTGGATAAGTGTGACCTGCAAACAAGAGGCTGTAAAACAATTCGTCATCAGGTCCCAAGCCTTGAGTTGGACTTTCGTTGATATTCAGATTTGTATGCGGAACAAGCGATGCATATATTCCATGTACATCTGCTAGAGAATTATCATCCAGTCCTCCCAACCTGAGGCTATTAGACAAGCTTAGCCCAAGAGTTGTGTCACTTGTTAAAGTATATCTTGTTACTGTGCATATTCTAGCAATGCCTTTGAACACAGGTACATATGGGTCACTGCTTGTTCCAGCACTTCCTGGGTAGAAAAAGCTTGCCCCATAATTACTAGTTATTTGGTCTAGAGATCCTAGTCTTATTTTACTATTTAATGCTGTACCTGAAAGCTTTGTATCTTCTACAACTATTAGTGCATAGTAAGGTCTTATAGTCTCAGGCGCGTAGTCAGCTAGATATGAGTTTATATAAGCAGTACTAAAATTAGTGTTTACTACGCTGCCTGTACTCACATTTGTATGTCCTGGAAGATGCCAATCTGTGTTGCTCCCTCCGTAGAATAATTTGCTGTACCTAGACTCTGTTGGGTCTGTACTTTGATTCTGTGGATTTGGTCCGAAAGTTGTGCTAAGAGATGTAAGACCAAAATCATTAGCTATTGCTGTTCCATCAGCTGCAGGAATAGTGTCAGAGAACGCACACCAAAAATGTCCAGGTCTATCTACACCAGTGCCATTATTAGGAGCTTGAAAGCTTTCTCTGAATATAGGAGGTACACCATAGTTCTCACTATTCTCAGATACCATCACTTGCCCTGTCGGGGACACTATGTCTCCGCTTACAAACGTAGAAAACCACCCAAACTGTTTACCAAAAGACAGTTTTCCCTCCGGCTTTACCAAAAACGCTAGAGTTGAGCTATCGCTGGTTGTTCTGTCTACAATTATTTTTGATCCGAAGAAGTTACTGAAATTAACTCCTTGGGTGCTGAGTGCTAATGCTGGTGGTGATTGCCCTTGGCCATTTCCTATCTGAAAAATATCAGGGTTAGGGAATCTAACATTAGTTACATCATTAATACCTGTAAACCAATTTACATAAGTAGTTTTTGCAGTAGCGTATCCGCTCTCAGAAAGCCAGCTTTGATTTCCAGCTGGAAATGTACCGAACAAAGTCTTTGACGATAGATCATCAAAAATACCTCCCCAAGGCATCGTAAAAGTTGCATGCCCTTTGTAGCCTATACCATATTGCTTTCTTGTAGTATTGTTTGTACTAGTCGAAGCGTTTGACCTTTCGTTTAGTCTTCTGTAAATCTTTGAAAACGAGTAGGCTACTCTACTGCCTGTCATACCAGGTGGAAGATCAGGATCTTCATTGCCGGCCGTGACAGAGATAGGTCCGTGTATGGTTAATTGATCTGGACTTATGATTAAAGCACAGCCATCGGCAGGCTTAAGGTTAAGCACCACATCTTCTACATCCCCAGAAATAAAGTTGAGTTCTACTACTGCCTTGTACAGATTTGACTGAGTATTGATAATACTCTGCAAGGTTTGCGATATGACTATATCTATCACTTTAGCCCCTCCTATTTGGAAGTGACTAATAGATTGTACTATATCAGACGTAGACTCAAATGAACTAGCTCCTGTTTGACTAGTTCTTATTATCCCTGACACACTAGCACTTACCAGTGAATCTATTCCTATTTGGGCAAGCTGTGTCGCACCGCTGCTAACGTAGTCGTGATGCGTCTGAATATTGTTTGCAGGGTCTATGCAATTTTGTACAACTCTAATTACACAAGATCCGCTTTCAGCTGCATTCAGTGATGGATTACTTGCAGCTGCTCTTTCAGTCTTGTCTTGGTATACAAATACCAGCTTATTGTTAGAATGTTTGCCTTTCATATGTCACTTGTTAGCAGCCACAAGCGCATACTTCAGTGCACAACTCTTTTGCTTTGTTGTACTTGTCCTGAACACTATCAGTCAGTCCAAGTGTAGCTTCATACTTTGCAGCTTGAAGCAAAAGCCTAATAGTTTGTGCTCTTTCAAGATCTTCTTTGCACTTATTACACTTGCATGTGCAATTGATTGCGTCATGAACCAGCTTGGCAATGCAGCAATCTATTTCAGCGCTACCTACAGTAACGTAGCTTTTAACTATCGTTTGATTTTTATCAGTAACAGTTACTTTATTTACACCTCTAGTGTCTGCAGTAACTGTTGAGATAAACGTACTGGATCTGCTTTTAGATCTAGAAACAAATTGTTTTCCAGAGCTAAGATTATTTACGGTAATAACAAAAGTGGAGTTTGGTTGAACTCCTTTGCTGGTTACCTTCAACTTAGTATTTGCTGCTAGATGCTTAAGACCCATGATTGATAGAAATATAGGGGAGCACCACTAGTGTGATGCCCCCCATATTAATTAAGCAAATACGTACTCTGTTTTGGTAGCAACCGGATCAGCCGTACCTGCGTTGAGGACAACGCCGACGTCGTTCTGACCATTAACTTCGTAGATAATAGCAGTACCATACTGAGATCCTTTGACAACAGCACGATCACCATCAATTTTGTAGGTGATTTCGTATCTGTCGTACTCTGTATCTGCAGCAGTAACGAAGTTTTGGAAATCCATCGGGAAGTACATGCGGTTGTAGTGTCCTGCCATAGCACGAGACTTCAACTCATCTGTACGAGCTTGCCAAGCATTACCAACACCTGGAGTCCAATTAGCTGACTGAGTAACAGTAAGGCTAGTGCTACCAGTAAGGTTATCAGCAATGATATCGAAGATCACACCAGCGTGGCGAGCATCAAACGTAACCGTATTGGTGTTAGCCACAGCAACATTGAACATTGCGTTCAACGTTTCGTTACCTTCGATTGCAGTTACGCAAGCAGCAGCTCCATTGTCAGAACCACTATTAGTTGCAGTAAAGCTGAAGTTGATCACCTTGTGGTTAGTAGTGTTGAACACACCCAGTGGGAAGTGATAACCTTCTCCGGTCAAATCGGAAAACGCAGTTTCGCCATTGACATAGTCGAGGTATCCCGTGTGAGCAGTGCGTACAACAAATCTGAGCTGCACTTCATCTCCAGCATCTCCAGCTGCAAAAGTTACTGTTTGCTGATGCTTTGTGCTAGCAACATAACCTTCAGCAGTCACACGAACTACGTCTCTTGTGTTGATGATCGGAGTAGCAATAGGATTACCACTGGTAAAACCCTGTACAACTTGAAGACTTCTCTTCAACATAATTGGGTTAGCAATAGTGGTCAAGCCTGTAGTGTCGTCGCCAGCTTCAGCATCAGTGTCAATTGCAGCTTGAAACAAAGCAGTAGCAAACCAATCACCTCCAGTAGCAGCATCGAGGTTCCAGAAACCCAATTTACCTGATTCCAGGTCATTGAATCTAGCATCTCCTGCTGTACTTGCCGCAGCTTCCAAAGCGTCCACGGTCTTGAAAAAAACTTGTCTCATGATATATTTTTAAGACTATTATACAAAAATTACTCGCTCTCCAGGACTTCCCTAGATTGCGTTTGATATCTCGGAGACTCGAAGCCTTCCAAGATGCTTTTCACTGCCATTTCCACAACTTCATGATGTGTATGTTCTGGTAGTTCGCATCCCACACCAAACCTACGAGAGATCGTTGCGGGTTTACGTATGTATTTAATTTGAACCGAGTTCGGTACAAAAGTATTATTAGTATACAAATCTAAGAAAGTTTCTTGAACTGTATACAATATTCCTGACGGAGAAGTGCTATTAAATGGGTCATCAAGAATTGCGTAAATATCATCTTGTTGAGAGAACTTACAGTTAGTTCTTGAGATCCTTATTTGAGGTGGTGCTGGGAATCCATAGTTAGCAACTCTAGTCTCGATAGTTGTTGTTGTTGGATCTAGATTATTTACCTGCTCCAAAGTTTCCAGCGTGCTTGGATTTACCCAGGTTACTATAGCGTAAGCTCCGTTGTAAATGTTACCGTCTACATCTGGATCATTGTTTGACATAGCACCTCCGTCAAACTGGTTAAATCCTTGACCCTCAACCTGAAACACTCTCTCTAGATATAGCTCGTTTCCATCAGCTGGGGGAGAGTCAGTAGCTACAGTATCGAAGTATCTATCAGTAAAGCTGTCATTGTTGGACAAGCTAGGATTGATATTACCACTGTAGTAAGGACCTATCAAGTAATCATAGCTAAGTCCTTCTTGTCCAAATATTACTGTCTCAGGGAGTCCCTCCTGATCAGCTACTGCTATACTTTGTATCATGTACCCAGGTGCAGGAACTGTAAGAGATATCTTCAAATATTCTTTGTATGTGTATCCTTCAGTTATCTGTACAGGATCTTTCCTACAATCATAAGTAACTTCTGACAACACATTAATCAAGAACATATAGTCATTAGGAAATTTGTATCTGTAGATATCAATATTCCCGTTCGTGCGTGACGTATACCCTATCCCCATATAGCTGGAGTTCTGCGTGGTATAGTCTTCAACAAGATGGCGGAGGTCGTCGAGTCTCTTCTGAGACTGTTCAAACCCCCGCCGATACTTGTTGCCTAGCATGTTGTAGCGTTGGGAGATAAGTCTGCGTACAGCAGTATTAAGCTCATAGTCGATTTCTTCCGACAACAAGTTATCTGCTTGGAATGATGCAATTTTTTGCACTCCCAAGTTTACTGCTACGTGCATCTCCTCTACTGTCATGCTAGTGTTTTAAGTTTTGCTCTCATGGCGTTTACAGCACCTGAGTTCTTTTTGTTATTGAAGTACACAATAGTGTCCGTCATATCGGACCCAATTGTTTCATCTTCATGGATAATTTGGTTCCCAATTTTGCGAAGTACTCCCCGCTCGATCAGTTCCTCTATCTCAGCTCTAACATCAAGGTTCTTATCCAAAGATACTTTTAGGAACAAACCTGGATTACTGCTCTTTTGTCCGTAGAGAGTATTCTCTATTTCCATGTCAGTCATTTTATCCGTGTTCTGTTTAGTCAATACTCTAAGAACTCTTCGCATCTTATCCGCGTCGGATGAGATTTTGATGAACTCTTTATCAGCATCTTTGCTAAGCTTGATCTTGTTGTTGGACTTAATCAAGTCTTCTTGTGGATCATAGATGTAGAATTTTTTGTGACTACTTTTATCCATCTCTTCCTTAGACGTTGCTACTTGTCTGTGCCTTTGGCACCATCTGAATGTAGCATAGTCTTGAGGATTGACAGCGTCTCCATTATCATCAAGAGTTATATCAAGCTCTACTCCTTCGAATGGAACTTTTAGACTCATAGATGACCAGTAATTTTTTTCAAGAGCTGGCCAGCTAGGATGATCTGGGGGAACGTCAAGAATCCGTCTTAGGTGTTTTTTGGATTCTTCGTCTTCAAACCCTTTCAGGGGTTGTCTGCCCACATAAATTGAACCGATTGATATCCTCGCCGTTGAGAGGATTTCCTTTGGAAGGTAGCCGTTAAGCTCCTTACGTCTGATGTACACTTTTTTCATGTTCTTTTTAGTTTAAGAATAACTTATATGTAGAGTCGCATTTCAGGGGGACCACCTTCGCAGTCCCCCCTTCATGCAAACCAAACACCAAATTACGATGCAGTGCACTGCAAATCCAGCGAAGTATCAAATCTGCGGAGCAGGATACCAGCCGTCTTCAGCATGTGCACAGAAGCACCGTCTATATCGCTTGCGCGGGTATCCGACTCTTTGAACCCTTTCGGGACGACGGAACCTGCAACAGCCCAACGAAGCATCTCACGACCCTTCTTGTTAATCATCTGGAGATTGTTTTCTCCGTCATAGTTGGACTGGTCAACAAAGACCATTCTGTAGCTTTCGAGCGGGAGACCGCTTTCGGGGTGCTTCTTAGAAGCTTGAGCAACAGGACCATGATCAAACAGAGGAGACTTCACCACGTTTACCGTGTGACCATCAATGTGGTCATAGCTGGTGAAGTAACCAGTAATACCAAGGCTACGTCCGCTTCCAGTAATGAACTTGGACTCAGTCGTGCGCAGGTAAGCGTTATTACCACTATCAGCAGCAATGCCCGAAGGGTTCAAACCACCACCAGCATAGTAGTTACGCAGAGCCTTATCGAACTCACGTGCACCACCGATACCGGTATACAGAGTAACCTGCTTATCAGTAGCATCAGTCATACCATAGAACAAGTCACCAATAACATCCTCCATCTTCTTCTGAGTCAGGGTGGAGTAGGTATCCTTGTTGATGATTTGCTCAAGCAGACCAGGACCAGAAACAACAGGCTGACCATTCTCGTCAGTCATCGTCGTACGACCTTTGTCGTCATGGGTGCGCTGACCGTACCAGTAGTACATCTCGCACTCCTCCTTGAACTTCAGCATGTGGCGGTACTCCTCGTAGTCCATCCACAACTTGGTGGAAGAACCTTCTTTGGTCGGGAGATTGAACTCAGCAACGTAGTCCTTTGCGTTACCAGAGAACTGGTAGGACTTACGAATCGTTCCAATCTTAGACCGGACGAGGCCAGGTGCTGTCCAGTTGGAAGCGTTACCTCTTGAGAAGTCGATTCCAACGTTAGCATACAGCATACCCCAGAGAGCACCAGTAGCAAGGTCACCACCTGCAGCTGCACTAAGTCCACCTGCATTGGGCTTAACCAACTGAAGGGTGTACTCATATCCATCACCAACAGGCTCAGGGTCTTTCATGATACGCGCAAGCTCACCAGATTGGGAGACGAGCGTGTAAGGAAAGATGAACCACTTGTCGGGGAACACTACCTTGAAGGTAGATCCACTAGCACCAATAGCGGTATCGCCACCAGCTGCTATTTGTTTAACACTAACGACCGGGCGGACGTTGACTTCATGAGTTTTAACACGGTACTCGTACTCCCAACGGTTGATCGAGCGTGTGTTTCCAACCCCTTCGGTCAGAAAAGAAAGCGGAAACTTCTTCTCTTCACGTCCAGCCAAGTGCGTGATAATTGGGGAGAGTTCTTCGGGTTTCTCCATCAATGCATTAACCAACGAGTTTGTGTCGGTCATCTGCGAATCGTTATAGTACGTTTTCAGTACTTGCATCAAAGCCATGATTGTCTATATTTAAAAGTTAGGTTGCTTATTGAAAAAGCGCGTTTATGTCCAGATTGTCTGGATCAAATGCTGTTTGTCTACTTCTGCTTTGACCTTTAGCATTACGTACTCTCTCTTGGTTAGAGACAATACGATCACGCAAATTGCGTGCGCTTTCGGTCTTAGCTTTCGTAGAAATAATATCTTCTAGGTTGAACCCACTAAACATCAAGTAATCTATTGCAAGCTTGATATCCATATCAGCTTCTGAATAGTCTATGTCTCGTTGGGTTCTACCGCTGTCATCTATAGGTGCAGAGATATACTCAAAGAATGTAGACTTATCTCTGTCAGGAATTCTAATCCCTGCAAACTCTCGTCCTTCTTCAAGTGTATTTGCTACCCCATCCCAGAATGCTTCTTGTTCAGCTTCTTGCTGTTCAAAGAGTCGTTGTTGTTGTTCGAACATCTCTTCACGTTGCTGTTGCTGCACTTGTGCTAGAGACTCTTTGGCAAGATTAGCTTTATCAAAGAGCTTACCACTGTCTTCATAGTCATCCAGCATATCTTGAATGAAAGCTTGGTCATGACCTTTGTACTGGAAGTACTGAGACAGTACAGCCTTTTGAGTCATGGTATCTCTTTCAGACATATGCAGATTTGAGAAATCGTTCTGCGGATTATGTGCTTCAAAGAATTGATCTGACTCTCCTCCTGCAAGCACATAGTCTAAGTGCCGTTGAACTTCTGGAAATTGCTCGAACAGTTCATTTAGCTGTTCCTCTGCAACTTCTTGAGAAATATCTCTTACATATTCTGTCAGGCCTTCAACTGTATCGTCGTACTCGTTCTCAAGTTCGTAGCCTAGAATATCAGAAATTTGATGTGCTATTGGGGGATCTGAATCTTCGTATCCATCTTCTACGTAAGTTTCTTCTTCTGGGCGGTGATAATCATCATCATCATCATCTTCGTCCCCATACCCCCTAGCATCCTCGTCTAGTTCGTTGTCAATAGGTTCTTCTTCCTCAACTTCTTGAGGCAAGGTTTCTTCAACTATGTCAAGGCCCGGTGCCCCGTCACCGATAACGTCATCGAACGATATCGAGTTGAAATCTAATTTGTCGTTTGGGTCTGTCATTATACAAAGGTATTTAGTGTTTTATGGCTTGCTTTTATTAAAGTATTTTTTATAGCGATTATTATTATATCGCACTGGTCGTTTTTTGTACCCTCCTAAAGTCATAGGATCATAACTTCTTTGAGCACGTTGAGGAGCTCTTCTTCCCTCGCTAGTTTCCTGAAACTCAAATTCAGTAACTACATTTCCCATTCTATCATACCGCTCACTTCTGCCCCTAGGTTCTTTTTCTTTTAACTGAGGTTCTACGTTTATAGATACATCTTCCTCTGCATCATTCCCGACTACATTCTTTGCGGTGTTCCCTACGAATCTAATTCCACTTGTACCAGGAGTGCTTTTTGTTAAATCTAAAACGTCATCAACAGTTGCTTCTCCTGAAGCTATATTAACAGCAGCAGTAGCACTATCATCTAAGTACCCTATTGTTTTTGCCGTGTTGATTGCTTGAGTAACAGCATTTTTGGCTCCCCCCAAACCTGGCATTTTTGATGCAGAACTTGCAGCTCCTGTTATATCTCCTTCTGATAGTTTTCTAACAACATCGTCACCTTGAGTCAGACCATACCAAGTCATAAAGGGTTTAATTGCTCCTTTAAAACTTTGACCTCCTAGTGCTGATATCGGAGCATTGTACGCTGTTCCCATAGCTTGTCCAAGCCTGGAATTTGCAATATATTGACCTGGCGCTTGGGCATAGTTGTAAATAGCTTGTCCTGCTTGTCCCAATCTACTTGATGCAAGAGCATCTCTACCTGCTGCCATAGCTTGTCCTGCGCGTGTACTGCCTATTGTATTAGTAAGTGCCCCAACAGCATCACCTGCAGCTGTATACAAACTTCCAGCAGCTTCGTTAATCGCAGTAGTAGCACGACCAAAAGCTGGTCCTGCTAATGGAGCAAGTGCTGCTCCAAATGTTATACCTTCTACTAATGGTACGTACTGAATAGCTTCTGATTGTCCCAATGTTTGCCTAAACTCCTTATCGTATTCCTCAGTCTGCATGTATGCTTCCCGGTCTTCAGCATTCATTCCGGCAAGTTTTTTATTTAGCTCGTCTCGCTTTTGGCCGGCAACAAAAGATCCATACTGAGCTTTTACTTTTTTACTTTCAATTGCAGATTGTAGATCTGGGTTTGGGACGAGTGAAACAGTATTTCTATTAGATATTTCTAACCCAAGCTCTCTGTTGCTCCTTGTTTCTCCTGGGAATCTCCCTGCAAAGTCGTGATCTGTAGTATACTTGACCCATTTAGCATCCCTTTTTTGATTCGGGAATACTTTGGGCTGCATCTCATTCATATACTCACCCGGGTTGTACCCTCCTACTTGTTGTTTTTTCCTAGGAACATACTGCAGCTGGTTATTCCCGAAGTATCCTTCTGGGTTTACAACTGCCATATTTTCTTTGAAGAACTGGTCAGGGCTAAGCTGTGCTCCTAAGTGTTCCTTCCAGGCTGTAGAATGATTTTTGCTTTTAAGCCACATTCCTGTGTTTGGGTCTACACTCGCCCCATGAAACTCTCCGTCTCCCGGGTCTATCCCTCCGGGAGCACCTGCAGCTAACCACCCTTTAGTATTGTAAGTAGAGTCGTTGTCTAAGTTCCTACTCTCAGTAGATCTTACTGGGGTATCTTGTTTAGGTACCCTAGGACCTACTTGTTTTTTTACAGGACCGCCCTCTTGCATACGTGCAGGAGTCTCAATTATTGTACCTGCATTTGGACCAGTGTCGAGATTTTGGATGCCGGGGGGAACGCTGTTCCATGATTTTACGAGGTGTCCCTGCTTATCATACTTTTTAATATCAATCGGCCTCTTCATTCCGACTGTATTGAATGGGGTATTAGGAGGCACATCTTTGAATGCCATAGATGCGTTCGTATCCCCGGCATCGTGGTATGGTCTCAGCCCTGCTTCTTGTTCTTGAGGAGTTACTGCTACATTATCAGGAGTTGGTGTTCCTGTAGGATTTAATGCAGCTTCCTTAAAAAGATCTACGTAACTACCCGTGTATCCACGAGTTTTTGCGTCATTTACAATATTTCTACGCTCTTTGTTTGTCATACCCCGTTAGGTTCAGTATCACCTTCAGTGAAAAGCGCTTTTTCTTTTAGTTGCAATTCTTTTTCTTTTATTTCAAAGTCTCGCATCATCTTCTCCATATCAATCTGCAACTTGTCAGTTTGATCTCGTGCTTCTGCATTTATAAGCGCTACCTCAATATCAACCTGACGGTCTTTGTCTTTGCTAAGCTCTTCCATCTGCATCTTCTGCTGCTCCATCTGCATTTGCTGTTGCTGCTGTTCTTGCTGTGCTTGCTGCTGAGCTTGTTGCAATTCTTCTTGAGCTTTCTCTGCTTTGCGAATCTTATCCTTAAGGCCGATAAAGTTCTCAGTATCAAACATATCAAGCACTGCAGATGCTGGTACTCCGTTCTGCACCATTGATTGTCCAATAGCTCTTGCTTGTTCAAGCTTGTCTTGATCTCTCCCAGAGTCAGACACAAAGATTCCGAACTCTGACTCCATCAATTCCATCGATGAGAGGTCAAACATCTGTATCGTAGTATCAGGCATGACGTACATACCTTTCTTACCATTCACCCAGGCTTCTTTAGAATAATCAAGTAGACCTTGCAGTTCTCTTTGCTCGAACCTAGAATATTTTCTAAATAAATCTTCGGTTATATGAGATGATTGTACAATAGCTTGTTGTGATACAGCTTTTCCTTCATATGGTCCTATACCACCTTGACGTTGTCTGTTGACTCCAGATATCTTTTCCCACTCTAATTGTATGGACTCGAGCAGTTGCAGGTATTGGTCTATTGTCTTAATAGACATGTCCAACACAGACTGATGCTGTGGAGATAGCTGTATACCTTCTTTGTTGTAGTCAACCCATGCAATACCTGTACCTTCTACGAAGTACATGAACTTGTCCATGTCCCACTTCTTGGGGATCATGTTGATGTCGAACTGAGCTATGATATCTTTGGAGCGAGCTATAGCTAGTTCCATACGATACTTGAAGATATTGTAGTTCAGCTGATAGGGGATACCTAGACTTACTACTGATATATTATCGGAGTTTATGTCTGAGTATTTTCTCCCATTTACAGGCAACTTACATTTGGACGGATTGTCCATGGATGTCCTTTGATTAGCTATGGGGTTTATGTCTATATAGAATCTCCCATCTATACGTGTGCCCTCCCATACTTCATTGACCCACTCGTATCTTATCTTAGCCCCTATTTCTCTATACTTCGCAGGCATTTTGTAGCCTTCCTGAACTACCATCTCTTCCATACTCCCAGTCATAGGGTCGGGATAGGACAGGAATCCTATTCTTTTTCTGCTTTTCCAGTATACAGTAATGCATTCTACGAGTCTGTTGCGGTAGATATTTTCATCACTACCGTTAGCTTCTGCCCTGTACAGCAAATAAGAATCAGCTGATGTCTGCTGTGGGTTCTCTAGCTCTAGTATCTGCTCGTCTGTCAGGGACTCCCCAAAGATGTCTATGACTGTAGATGCATGCGCGTACTTACGTACAATAGCCCAATCCCCATCTTCTACAAATTCAAGATCTGGATCTTTATCGTAGTCTATGTCTAGAGGATTAAGTATCTCAAAGAATGGATCATTACGTACTACACCTTTATGAGAGTATACTTCCCCAGTAACCAAGTAGTGAAAAAATCCATTTAGAAGTTTGTCTTTAACTTCTTGGTTCTGCATTATGTAATTGATAGCAGCTTGACCTTTTAGTGCGCGACTATCTACATAGGTTCTTTCGAACTCATCTATTATTTGCTTCGGGGACTGTTGTTGTTGCCCTTGCTGTTCTTGCGGAGACATCTTTTGAGCAAACATCTCATTTGCCATATTCATAAGCATGGCGTGCTTCTCCTGCTCTTTAATAGATGTACTATCAGAGTTAGTAACAGTTACTGTATAGTTCAGAGGTCGCTTTGCTTTTTCTCCGAGCAGCAAGTCTATGATAGGCTTGATGATAGGGTAGTTCCTAAGTTTAGATGGGAAGTTATTCCTAGTCTTACCGTACGGCTTAAGCACATACCGGTAGTCTTGTTCATCGATAACTCCGTTGTAATAGTCGTACAGTGACTTTAGATATGATCTCCGTTCACTGACTCCGAACTTAGATAAGTCTATGTAAGCTTCCACACATTCTTCCCTCCACTTTTTCGTCTTCTGTGACTTGGGAATACGCTGTTTAGGGAGGTTCGCTTGTCCATACATGTCTTACAAAATTATTGATATATACGATCAAACCACTCATCTGCAGCCCCATCCTTAAGGATTTCCACGACCTCTTTATTATATAGCTCTCTGGTATGGTACATCCCTACCATTAGTGCCATAACACGGTCGAAGTTTCCTTTATGATTGAACTTAATTAGTTCCTGCAAAAGAGCAGTATCGTATATTCTGTGTAGGTTAAGTGTTGTCTTTCCGTCCTCGTCTGTGTGGCGAGGGGTAATCAGCCAGTCTCTTATATATAGCTCACCTTGCCTCTTACGTTGCTCGGTCATATGCATTCCGTACTGTCGTCGTACGTTCCTGGATTTGAGTTCTTTCTTATCCAGCATCTCAAACTCCTCCTGTAACTTATGAAGTTTGCGATATCTCTTCGCGTAAGCAATGAGCTCACCACGATCGTTTTCGAATCCGATCTTGGCGTTGTAGTACTCCGCGAGCATAAATAGATTACGGTTGTACTCATCTTGTGTCTTCGGGCGTCCGACATAGCTAGCTACAATTATGTCATCAGGTTTAGATACGTTGTTTGGGCGCTTCATTACAAAGGCAGCTCCAAGTGACTCGTTAGACCCAGACTTTTCCTGTGCGTATGGGTCATGGCACACAAAGTACAGATTGTGTGGGACTTCCCCTTCTTTAGTAGAGTACGGTGCTTCGTACATGACTACAGCCCCTTCTGTTTTATCTCCTTTCCTGTGCGGGAACTTAAGGACTGGAGTGACTTCTTGAGATGGGCGAAATGCTATTTTCTTGTCCTTGTTGTAATACAGTACTCCGGCTGTTCCCTCTTTGTGCAAGTCATGAGCTTTTACTTTGTTGTACTGTTCTTTGAGTGAGGTGACGTCGAAGAGATTAGCTGTTACTTGCAGCGTTGCTTCTTGCGGAGTGAACGGATGCTCTGCTGTATACTGGTCAAGAGCCTTTGGGTCATTGGCACCCTTTTTCTTTTCACGCTGTATCTCTTCGTGCTCTTTAGCTTCTTGTATCTGCGAATTACCGTCATCGTCTATAAATCCATCTAGGTTTTGATATATAGGGACGAAGTACCCACACTTGGTTCCCATGGCACCTGCGTCCCACTCGTTATCAAATGCCATGCAGTCGTAGGAGTCAGGGTGATAGAACAGTTCTTCCATACCGTCAAACCCTACCCCTTCCTCACCCCCAGTACCGAATGCTATCATGGTCCCAAGAGTCTTGGAGCCCTGACGCATAGTAGGCATAGCTACTTCCCATGCTTTAAGCAATCCCCCAAATGATCCCGCTTCCTCGAAGAAGATGAGGTCCCCTGCTTTACCACGTACCTTATCAGGGTTGTCCTTCAGGGACACCCCAATGATCTGTGACTTCATCCCGAGCTCTACGTCTGCCCCGTTTACATTCTTCTTGTACCCTGACTGCTTGTGCATTTCTCTGTCCCTTAGTCTGGGCTGTGTCCAAGCTGTGTTGTCATCTATGAAGGACAGGAAGTCCCATGCCTTGGACAGAAGCCCGTCCCCGATGAGGTATTCTTTTTGACTAGCAAATACGTAGTTCTTGGAGTTACGCATTAAGAAGTAGTTCCGTGCTAGCATAGCCCCAGCCTTGTACGAGAAACCTTTACGACGTGCCTTGAGCACTATCATATGTTTGTTCTCTTTCCGGCATCTATCTATTGCATGGAAGTACTCGTAGTCCCCATCATAGAATGCAGGGAACGTACGGTCTCTCCTTGCTATGTTACTCCCGTCAGGGAGCAGCTCGTCTATGACTCTGTCGATAGGGCAGAAGTTTAAGTAGAAGTAATGGAACCCTGTAATGTCCAGATACCCAGTCAAGCAGCGTTGCTTCTGCTCATCCCAATAGTCATAATACTCCTTAGTCCCAGGTAGGGAGTCCGTGTAGAATCCTCTCTCTAAGTATGTTTCTGCTGCAGGGGAGTATTTATGACTGTCCTTGAACATTACTGTGAGTACTTGTTAGTTACTACCCCACCACGATTTGGGTTGCCTTTAGATTGTTGCTTCTTGACTATCTCTTCGAGGTCTTCTAGACCCTGTACTACTTTCCCCATCTTCTCTAGATTCATGATCAAGTCTTTGGCTGAGTATACAGGTTTACCGTGGTCATCTAGCAGTGTAAGGTCCATACCTTTGAAGTAGTGCTCAAGTTTGTTAACTGATATGCGGGCTGCTTTTAATAGTTTAACTGCGTGAGTCTCAGATAGTTCCCTATATTTATCTATACCCGCTCTCACTTTAGCTGTGAACTTAATCTTTAGATCTTGCCCTATCTTCTCCTCCCTTTCGTCTTCGTCGTAGACAGCGTAGGGGGAGTTGTGGTCTGCAAAGAAGTATACAGCCCCAAGCTCATTGCTCTTCAGTACCTTGAATTCACTGATGGTGATAGCGTACGGGGAGGGTACTACTACGTTGTTACTTACAGTTATTAGCTCTCGCATTATTCAAGTGCTTAAGTCTCCCGGGGAGTACATGGAATTTACCGAGGTACGGGAGTCGTATTGACTCGAATGTCCCTGACTTTATTATTTGTGATACGTACTTGAATTGATAGTACACTGCTTCCTCAATCTTCTGTATCGGGAGATCGTACTTCGTCGCCAGCTTCTGTAGAATTATTCTTTCGTCCATTGAGTTTTATTTTCTTTCCCCCTGACCCCACTTTAATCTTCTCCCATCTCTTGGGGTCATCTGGACAGTTAGACGTAGCCCACTTTGCTTTGTGCTCTATCAAACACCCGCATAGACCGCATCTTTCTACATCCTTTTTGAGATGCTCACAGCTATAACATGCTTTGAGTCTATCCTCGTATTGCTTGGCAGTTACGTGAGGGGCTCCTTGCTTGGCATACTCTACAGCTTCTTTGACGAAGCCTTTCACCATTTTGTATATAGAAGGCATTATGAATTGATTTCTATGATGACTTGTTTATTACGCTCAAGTAATTTACTTGTTTTATACCCATCTTTGGTCTTTGTGATGGCTCCTTTGTCTTTGAGCCGTTTGACATAGATATTGAGCGTGTTCGGGTTATCTATGTTCAGCTTCTCAGCTACAACCTTTTTGTTGTCTATGGAGCATAGGTCTACAGTACTGCTGTTGTCTATGAACAAGGAGAGTACTTCTAGCTCTTTGTCTGTTAGCTCAAGTATCCCATTGAATACTTGTAGGAACTGATACGTGGTGTTGGGTTGTATTTTAATTCTTCGGGTCATTGAATGCAATCTTTGCTCTCCCGTCTATGACGGAGATGGTGGATCTTTGAGACTGTCTGTTGAATTCGTCTACGTATTCCTGCAGGTTTTCTCTTGTAACAAGGAAGGATAGAAATACTTCTAGCTCCTTTGCAGCACGAGTTAATTTTACCTGAGACTCGTCTGCTTTGGATTTTGCTTCTCGTAATTCGTCGAAGTCTTTCAGCGGTATGGTGACGGTACCAGTCATCAATAAAACTTACCGCAGATTTGGAATTCATTGACCATAACGTAGTTTTCCCCATCAACCTCGATCACTAGACCTTCGGTTGTGGGGTGTACCATTACTGTGTCCCCTTTCTTGATGTTTTCACAACTAGGACCAGCAGCTACTACCTCTAGGATATTGCTACGCAGACTACGTTCTGCACCTCCGGCTAGGAGGATACCGCTCTTTTCTTTTTGCTCTCGTATTGGGAGCACTACCCAATCACGGGTAGGATGAAAGTTAAATGCCATAATGCTTGGTTTATGGCAAATATAAAGAAAATACTTATAGTATGTCTTTGAATTTTTCAGACACTTTGAAGGAGGGGCAAGCCTTGTTTGCGAATTCGTTGTGTCCGTGTATTGAGAGTTGCTTGTCTGCCACCATACGCAGAGAGTAGATGAGCTCACGCATAGCATGCTCTTGCTGATCAGTCATAGTGTCTTTAGCTACCCACTGACCTTTCTCATTCTTTTCTTTGGCTACTCCCCCAATGTAACATATCCCGATAGAGTCTTTGTTGTGACCTTTAGTATGGGCCCCTATTTTGTCTATCGGTCTCCCAGCTTCTATACATCCCTCAATATCAATAACATAATGATACCCGATATCTGACCAGCCTTTTCTCATATGCCAATCACGAATAGTAGCAGCAGTTACATGTCTACCCTCCGGGGTAGCTGAGCAATGAATGATAATGCGGTTAATTTCTCTCATAACTATACAATTTTCCCCCTCAGTTTTCGTGTCTAACGATGGATTTCCGCTCGCCGTGTTTAGCCTACGTGGGGGCATTTCTTTCAGCCTATAGCCTTGTTCCCACCCGAGTTTTATACCATCGCACTTTTCGAAACTACCGGGGACGACTTTCAGATACCTATGGTAGTACCCTACTAAAACCCGATGTCTAGGCCCTTCCTGGTTACCTCAGGGCCGGTCTCCTTTGAGGTTTCTAGATGCAAATATAGTCAATCGCAATTCTTCTGACGTAGTTCATCAACTAAAATTTGTAGATGTTCTACATCTCTTTCTAGGTGATTTAACCTGAGGTTCTGCTCAGCATCGTCTGGGAGGCTGCCCATCTCTCCTCTTGGCCACTTGACTCTGAACTCAGAATTCAATTCAATCTCTTGATTGTGCCGCAGGGTTTCTATCTCAAGGCTAGAGATAGCTTGCATTATTGTGAAGTATATCCACACAGCTCCCCCGACTCCCCCAACAATTTGAATTAGCCATTTAATATTAATACCAAAGTTTGTGTCGTCATCAAGTTTCATTGCAGGTTAAGGTTGTGACCCTACCTGCCTTGACCCCTGTACGCTTTCTTGTACAGCTTAGACTTTTTGTTTTTAGACGTCTTAGTCTTAGCATGGATTCCAGGTCGATTGACTTTGTCTTTAGGAGTAAAAGTGCTTGTGGTTTTCATACTACTAAGATAAAAAAATTTTTGGGATAAAATTTTTGAGAGCGTGAACCTACACCAAACAAGACCCCTACTATCTAACGGCGTCAAACCCACGCCACCATTATGCACTTTTCTGATTTCCAACTTACTCCTTCCGGGGAGTACCTTGTCGCCGAACCTACCAAGCTGAATGCCGATGGCACTGTGCCTAAGCCACGCTTCGTCAGGAAGGGCACACCTCTGTACGACCTCATCCTCAAAGCCCAAGAGGACGAGGCGGCCGCGTAAGCGGTCTGCCGAGGGCAAGAGGTATTGGCTAGTGTGTGAGAGTGAGGTGATAGCCACTCTCCACACTTTTTATCTCTTTCCACTTAGCTATCAATTCATTGACATTCAATTGTATTACACATGATGGACTTCATTCTTCATATCATCAAACATCTTGCTTACTTGCAAGACCACGACACACGCTCATGGATGATAGCCAACTTCATTGACAACAACTTCGCAACGAGGCACGAAGCTTTGAATTGGTTAGACTACCAGTCTCAACATACAAGCTTGACAGACAAGGACCTTACTATCCTTCAGAATATCGTATTCACTTTCGAACGTAACTAATGATTGTATTACACATGACACCAACAATAGCAGGAGTGATGTACTTCACTTTAAAGGCCTTGTGTTTCTTGTTTGCATATCACGTAACCAAGTAAGCACACTCAAGTATGAATGGTTAACAAAGAGGTTCGATTCCTCTTCATACTTCACTTCGCCCTTTGTCACCGTTGACGAACAACGACAGCGTACAACTTAAGAGTAGAGACATTAGAAGCTCTACCACGTAAGCGGGGCAACAGAAAAGCCGTTAGGAGCGGAACTGGCACCTCTGACGAGAGGCTGCTGGGGATCTTTCAAACATATGGACAAGAAGACTGAAACTTTCATTCTTACTAGCTATGCATTCACAGCTCTCGTAGTTGTTGTTGCATTCTGGATTTACGTAGCAATCAACTTCATTTAATCATGACACCTAAACAACTTGCAGAACGTGTTGTATACCTATTGTCTATGGTATATGTAAACAACCTAAAGCTGTTCAACTTCAAAGAGTACGAGCTCTTGGCAATGAAGATCTGGAGAGATATAATGCAAGCCAGTGACCAAGACACTGACTACGAATTCATTGGAATCGTAGAAGATCTGCATGAAGGTCTTGAGCACATAGTACATGACAACAAGGAAGCAGAGCAACTCATTAGAGATATAGCTGACCAGCTTTCAGAAATCGACAACATCATCGCTTACAAACTTCAAGAACATACAGCATGATTTTACTTAGCAAAACAAAAGAAGGACAAATTCAAGAGCTCGAGAAGCAGCTCGATATTGAACTCAAAAAGCAACAGCTTCACTCGAAGCTTGCTTATGAGGTGCGAGAAAAAATTCTTTACAACGCAGGTGAGAACCAAGGAGCGTTGCTCGGTCAGTTCGCTGACCATGTACGATTTGCAGACAGAGCACAGCGTTCTGTCTACAATCTCAATGACCAACTCAGAATGCTGTGAGGAGGTCAACAGCCATCTTGATGATACAGGGAGCCATTGTGCTCCTTGTAGTCATCGTCATGAATCTGTAAACACAGTGAATTACCCTTGGTCTCACATGGGGAGACTCATTACATTCTGATGGTAAGAATGAGTTAGTCACGGGCTATGTACCGTGCGAATATTGCTGTGGAATCAGCAGGAGGATAGGCTCTCTTGAAACATGCCTGGCAGCTGTTGGTATTGGTCGTAATTCCACAGTCAAGTTAAACACGACCAGATGTGTGCCGTGCAGGTTCAAAGGATTACTCCTGCAGTCAAGTACACGCAAGATGAGTATACGTTATTTATATACCGGAGAAGAGTAATGGAATCCGAGAACTGCCTGCGGGTAGGGTTTACGTCAGGTTAATAACAATAAGCTCATGGATAGCACACATCTTTATGCACAGCTTGGAGATACTTCAGCATCATAGTTGAATCGGTTTTCACTATTAAAGTATTGTGGTTCGATTCCACACTGTGCTCTATTCTTAAACTAAATACAGATGGAAAAGAAAATTGATTTTGATGATAAGAATCACACGCTGTTGGTACTCTTGAAGCATTCAAGAGTTCATACGCCACATTTTAGACACCAGGCTCAAGGCATGGGCTTCAAAGCAAAAGAGGAGCTTCACATCACCATCCTTGGGTACAAAGCTGGTAAGATTATTAGTGAGCATATTAACGCCAACCGTGAGCTTCTTGAGCCTCGTTACATAGATGCAGTCAATGAGTTCATGATGTCTACGCATGAGTATCTAGAGAGGTTCATCCACATATCAGACGATGATGAGATGCGTATCATTGAGAAGCAATACGACGATGGCCTTCGCAAGTCTCTTGTGTACATGATTGAACCAGGAGAGCATCACTTGAAGTTCCATCACAAGATGGAGGCTTTGTTTCCTGGTATCGAACGGCATCTTCCTATACCTCACATCACAATTGGGGTTGATGGTGACCACAATGGTATCGGATTGACTCGGCATGTTTGGAACAATGAGCTTACTAACAACTTCCGAGTTAGTCATCCTCGTTGAATGATATTGGTGTCGGGGACTACCATCAAGTGTCCCCATTCTTTTCTTTTAATTTATCATAGCCATGAATAACCCGGCTTATGAGAACGCCCTGGCCACGGGCAAAGTGGTCATCCGTAAGTGGTGGTTCAATACGAACAGCACCAAGAACCAAATGACTGTCCAGTTTCAACAGGCAGTCGAGCGTCCTACCAACGATGCAAGCAGCGCAAATTCGCTGTTGATTAGTTTGGAACAGGGCACTGAGGCTCTTGGTACTCACACTCGTGTGACTGCCCTTCGTTCGTTTAATGCAGACAAGGCTTCTGCTATCCTCGGGTCACGTGAAGGTGACGCGACTATGGGTAGTCCTGTCTTTACTGCAGACGATTTTTATCAGAAGCTCGGCATGCCCGAGGGAACTCAGCTCGCTGTTCAGGTGACTGAGAACTTCGATAAGAATCCTTACTCGAAGAGTCAGACCCCAAAGGTCAACCCTTCGACTGGTGAGGTGGTTGTTGCCACCAATCCCGTGACTGGTACACAGATGCCTGTGTATCGTCACACTGATTTGGTGCTTGCAGATAACTGCAGTCACACGTTTATTGCATCTGAGTCTGCACAAGCTCAGCCTGCTGCTGCAACTCCGTTTGGGGTTGCTTCCAATGAGATTGCTAGCTAAGCACCTCATTATATCCTGCTAAGTGCATAATTTGTATAGAAAGCATCAACGTAGCGTCCCAGCAGGAGGCGCTACGCTTTCTTTTTTTTAACTGCAATTAGGCAATGTACAATGGGTAGAATGAAAGAAATCTTCATCGTCATGCAAGATGATGGGATGAATGAACTTGATACTCTTATCAAGAAGGCTGTGCGATTGAACTCAGATCGCATTAATTTTCGTGGTCGCATCTATTCGCTAATGGATGCTAAACAGATACTAATATTTATGCAAGGTGAACAGCATAAGATTCATAGGACAGAAGAGTTTGTTGAACGAGGTCCAGACAGCGACCATAGATGAGTGTGTGGCATATTGTAAGGAGAAGTCAGTCCTCGGTGTTGATACTGAGACTGAGGGCTTTGACTTCACCTGCAAGAAATTGGTTATGTTGCAGATCGGAGATAAAGACCGACAATACGTAATTGATGCAAGAGACATCTCAATCGAGCCACTCAGAACCGTTCTTGAAGATAGAGATACCATCAAAATCTTCCACAACGCCAAGTTCGACTATAAGTTTATTAAGAACTGGGGAAAAATCGACGTTGAGAACATATACGATACTTACCTGGCCGAGAGGGTTATTCATTGTGGTAAGCAAGACCACGGCTATTCTCTCAGCAAATGTGTCGAAAGGTATTGCGGTGACATTTTGGACAAAGAAGTTCGGAACAAGTTCATCGACTTACGTGGAGCGCCCTTTAATGTCGATCAGATTACCTATGGTGCGAAGGACGTTGTCTATCTCATCGACATATGGGAGGCTCAGAAGTCTCAGCTACATACGTACGAGCTTGAGATGGTTAGCAAGCTCGAAAACAAAGCAGTAAAAGTATTTGCTGAGATTGAGTACGAGGGTCTCATGATTGATGAGACAAAATGGACCAAGATGGCAGAGGATAATGTCAGATTGGCAAGAGAACAGGAGTTACACTTAGATAAGCTTGTGTTGGAACATCCTTTGCTTGCAGCGAAGTATGCACAACCAATACAAGCAGATATGTTTACTCCCCCAGAAGAGTTGCGTAAGACCTCCATAAACTGGAGCTCACCCATGCAAACCTTGGAGTTATTTAAACATTTAGTACCTAAGCTTGAGGATGTCAACGGTAAGAAGCTCAGCAAGTACAGGTACAAACACAAACTGATTGATGAATATATATTGTATAAAGAAAGGACGAAACTTGCGAATGCCTATGGTACCAAGTTCTTCAACTATATTAACTGCGATGGGAGAGTCCACACAAATTTCTCACAGATCTTGGATACTGGACGAGTGTCGAGTTCCAAGCCGAACATGCAGCAGATACCCAGTGATAATACCTTTAGAAACTGTTTCGTTGCTCCGTCCGGATGGGTCTTTGTCTCGTCAGATTACGCTTCACAGGAACTGAATGTGATAGCGTATGGAAGTCAAGATCCAGTGTGGCTCGAGGCTCTTGAAAGAGGAGCCGATTTGCATGGAGTATGTGCAGATCTCGTATTTGAACAAAGGTGGAGGGAAGCTGATGGTGACCTTCGTAAAACCCTTCGAACAACAATCAAAACAATCAATTTCGGGTTGGCATATGGAATGGGGCCCTTTAAGCTCGCTGACACACTTAGTATAAGTAAGAAAGAAGCAGAAGAACTGATAGAGAAATACTTCAGTGCCTTCCCAAACATCAAAGACTTCTTAGATAAACTAGGTAGATACGGTAAGCACAACGGTTTCATCACCACTATGCCTCCCTTCAAGCGTAGGAGGTGGTTCGACAATTGGTATCCGAAAATATGGAATGATAGAACGATGATGGGGGAACTAGGTTCCATCGAACGTGCATCTAAGAACACCCCAATTCAAGGCTCATCAGCTGATATGACTAAACTAGCTCTCATCTATATCTATGATGAGATACAAGAGAACTACAAGAATGATGTAAAAATTGTAATGACTGTCCACGACCAGATAGATACTATCTGTAAGCGTGAGATAGCAGATGAATGGGCAACCAAAATGACAGAATTGATGGAGAAAGCAGCCATGAAGATTGTCAAGAATGGGTTGCTAAAAGCAGACACTAATATTTCAGAAACTTGGGAAAAATGAAGAATATCTATGAAACCATTGTCGGTGCGGTCTTCGCTATCGAACGTTATGAAGACACCACCCACGCAGGTTTGTATGAGACTATCCGTGATGGTCTTAAGAAGCCTACGTATACTAAGCGTATTGGGGATGAGATGAAGCTTGAGGAGACTGAGTTCGAGGGGAACAAGAAGATCTATATCATCACCAAGATCACTACGATTGATTACACTAAGTTTCAGCTCGAGACAAGGCTGAAGCCTGAGTAATCAGGTAGCTCCCGTAGCACAACCGGATAGTGCAACAGCCTTCTAAGCTGTAGGTTGTGGGTTCGAATCCCGCCGGGAGTACAAAATGTTTGTATATATTTGTACCTAAACAAATTTGTTATGGACATTTCAGCATTTATCATGAATAACCTTGCCGAGCTCATTATTGCGCTCATGGCATTGATTAAAGTGGTTGTTAATCTCACTCCGACCGAGAAAGACAACCAAGTGTTCGGTTATATCGATTCACTTATTAATATGGTCTTTTCAGATCGTATCAAGACTCCTAAGGAGTAATGCCTAAGCTAGGTTTATCTACTTCATCTTCACCTGTCATTACATCAGCTGGTCCTCAGTTGACTAGACAGTACGTGTATCAATCTGATTTCAGTGAAGATGCAGATGGATGGTCTTTCCAAGTAAATGGTACATGGACTACAGAAGCAGGAGTAACGTACGAAGGCAAAAACAACGTTCTTAAGTTTACTTCAGTAGCAGGCTTCTACGATGTTTTGCTTCGTTCTCCTTCTATAGCCTTTGAAGGAGAAACATACACGGCTGAAGCAGAGATATATGTTCCTACAGATGGGACTGGGACAAAATTAAGTATTGGAAGCCTTGCTTTTCAATCAGGTACTCCTACAGCAGATCAATGGTCTACAATATCAGTCTCATTTACTACGTCAAGTACTTATGGCTTAGCTTTTTATGTCAAAGATCCTGAAAATGATCAAGCTGTGAATGCATTCACTGGTTACATTGCTTCTGTAAAAGTATACTATATGGGATAAGGGTGACGCCTTCTTAAACGTCGCAATCTGGTTAAGGTGAAAGGGCCATCCAAACGTGGGTGGCCTTTTCTATGCGCTCGTAGCTCAGTGGTTAGAGCATCCGACTCATAATCGGCAGGTCGTAGGTTCAAGTCCTACCGGGCGCACTAAATAAAATAACATAAAAGGGATCCAATGAGATGAATATCTCGGTCGTAGGTAGCACCGCCCATAGCCAGCCTTTAAACGTGTTGGGTATTGGATCTTTAATGCGCCAGTATCTCAACTGGTAGAGTTCTCGATTGGATAATCGATTGGTTGCAGGTTCGAATCCTGCCTGGCGCACACACTCTAAATTTTATGAAACATGTAATACATCCGCAAGTATTCGCTGGTCTTGGCTATGAACAGCGACAAGAAATCGTCTTGATTAACACATTCGACAAAGGAGAGCTTCACTGCGTAATGCAAGTAGTGTGCGAAGTCACACAAGTAACAGAGGATGAATTCTTTTCCACTCGAAAGTTTCAAGACATAGTCATGGCTAGAATGATATTCTCTTTGATTTGCCGAGAGATCCTACAGACCAGGGTCAAGCTACTCGGTAAGTTTCTAAAGAGAGATCATTCTACAATAGTATCAAACACTAAAACCGCCAAGGGTTTGTTGAAAGTCGACAAGTCCTTTAACCATTTGTATCACAGATGTTTATCAACTGCAGAATCTAAATTAGATAAGTATGGATTCGAACACACAGGACTCCATGAGGGTCTTAGAAGCCAAGTCAGAACTGTTGGAAGCTCAGGTAGCAGTCCTACGCAACGACTTGTCTTCACTCAAACGTCAAGTCGTTAGACTTATAATCATGTATAATGAACTAAACTATGAGTATCAAAAGTTGGGAAGCCCCATTGAATACGGAACTAGGGAACGGAACACTGAGGATTGAGTATGAATTTGATCCCGGTGAACCTAGGGTAGATTATTACCCAGACGGAAGTGGGAGCCCAGGTGTATCCCCAAGCGTCAGAATAATTAAGATGGAGTACGACTTAGAGGAACCAGACATTGACTTTGTAGAGCAACTTCAAGAAGAAATATTAGATGGAGAACTTACTGATGAAAACCCAAACGATTAAAACTAAAGATGAGCAACAAAGGAAAGCTCTCAACGCATGGTGGACGCAGAACGGTATTGGTAGCATTATTGCTGGTACTGGTTTTGGTAAGTCTAGATGTGGTGTCCTTGCTGTACGCCATATCCTTGGATCAGGAGGTAGAGCTCTGGTTCTAGTCCCCACCACACAACTACAGGATCAATTCAAGCAAGAGTTCATCAAGTGGGGATGTGAAGACATACTCCCACGTGTAGAAATACTGTGCTATCAATCAGCGCATAAGCTTGAAAATGAACACTATGACATCGTTGTATGTGATGAGGTTCATCTTGGATTGAGTCCAGTATATCGTGAGTTCTTTGAAAAGAATACTTACGATAAGCTACTATGTATGACTGCTACTCTCCCTGAAGAGGATGAGTACAAGAAACTATTGGGAGAGCTTGCTCCTACATGCTACAAGATTACTCTTGATGAGTGTGTAGAACTAGGGCTTGTAGCTCCGTACGATATCATCTGCATCCCTGTGGAGATGACAGAGGAAGAACAAGCAGCATACAAGAAAGCCAACAACTTGTTTGTACAGATGAAGTACAGGCTGGGTGGGTTTGATGCATTCAAACAAGCTCAATCTATACTAGCAGGTGCACCCGGTGACAAAGGTGCAGCAGCACAGTTCTTCAATGCCATACGGCAGCGTAAGCAAGTTGTTCAGCATGCAGAGAATAAGCTCGAGGCAGCAAAAGAAATTGCTGACTATCATATCGAAGACAAGATACTGACCTTCGGTGGTACTAACGAGTTTACAAATCTGATGGCTGATAGGCTTGGGGCTACTGCGTATCACTCAGGTAAGACACAAGCACAACGCAGAAAGATTCTTGAAGCGTTCAACAAGTCTACTACGAGTATACTATGCTCTACTAAAGCTTTGAATCAAGGCTTCGATGTACCCGATGTAGGGGTCGGTATCATCGCAGGTCTAGAGTCCAAGACGTTGTCTATGATACAGCGTGTGGGTCGACTCATCAGGTTCAAAGAAGGGAAGCGGGGTAGAATCTATATCCTGTATGTCCCTAACTCACAAGAAGAAAAGTGGCTAGAGAGTGCCACGAAAACTCTCAGTAATGTCAAACGTGAAGACCTCACATCAATTTTAAACTCATGAACTATACGGAAAAAGAAGATCTAGCTATCTACAAGCACATTGCTAATCGCCCTAAGGATGCTACTGTTAGGTCTAGAATCAAGTCAGCTCTCAAACTAAAGAGTGTAGACAAGTCTAGAACTGAAGGTGGGATTAGGAACAGATGGGCTACCTTGGCAGGCCCTAATCCTCCTATGCATATCTACTATTACAGAGGCATGCAGGCGGATGAAGAACCCAAGAAGTCCCCAATAACAGCTCTCAAAGATGCTCAAGAGTATCACGGAGTAGAGATGTACATTGGAGTCAAGCAAATGGACTGCCGTTACCCAACCAATGCGTATGCACCTGTTGAAGTTGAGTTCGAAGAAACTCCTAAGCCTAAACCACGCAGGTGCACGACTTTGGATGAAGCTGTGGAAGAGCTTCGTAAGCAAGGTGCTAAGAAGGCTGTTATTCCTCTGCGGTTTAACAAGAAGATCACTGTAATCTTCAAGGACTGATGGCTAAGTACGAGCCTAAGATGTACCCCCTGATGTGTAGAACATTCTGGGAGTCAAGATCTAAGTCTGACAAGAGCGTAGAAGATGCTTCTAAAGCAGCACTCAAAGCTCTTGAAGAAGTTTACCCAGATCTAAAGGGGAATCACCAAGGTGTTAGAGCTAAATGCTATGAGCTTAGACGTAATGGGTATGATTGGGAGACTGATAGCTTCAAGGCTGAAGTCAAACCCCCTACTCAACAAGTTGTAGAGCAAGTAGTTGCTGCTCCTGAAGCTGGATCCCCGAAGCAAATGATCATGAAAATGCCCAACGTGGGTATTGAGATTACAATTATGTTTACAGACAAGTAATGCATATAGAAATTGATACAGATATTCTTAACGATCTTGGAATAAGTGCTGATGACTTTGTATATTTGTATCTCTTGCATGCCAAAGCTTACGATTTGATTCGTGAGTTGTCTATCAAGCCAAACACTGAGTTCCTTCAAACGGAAGGGTACGTTAAGCTGGGAGAGGATGTGGAAGACGATGTCGTACGACAGAAATTCCTTGATTATATCGAGGATTCTTTCGATAGGATGTGGTCTGAACTCCTCTCCCACTTTCCTCTAAAGGTGTATACGAAAGGTAATGTGCGTATTCTACGCGCAAAGGATGCCGACGCTCGTAACAACCAGAAGGCGAAGAAAGCTTATCACAAGGTGATTGGGAAGAATGTAGCAAAGCATAACAAGATTGTTAACTGTCTCAAGAACGAGCTAGAGTTTCGTAAGAGCAACAACAGTCTTGAGTATATGCAGATGTTACAGACATGGGTAAACCAGCATACGTGGGAGCAATACGAAGACATTGATGTCGGAAGAACAGACGACCAAGACAGAAGAATTACCCGCCAACTCTAAGCTGATACTGCCTCTAGGGCTTGAGCATATATCTAAATCAGTAGACAAGTCTATTGAGAATGTGGTAGATGCTCGAGAGGGTAATAGGAAAGTCTTTTCTACTCAGTGGAATAGACTTAACCGTAATCTTATGGGGGGATTGCAGCCCGGTAAGATGTATGTTATAGCTGGGAGACCCGGTGTGGGTAAATCAGCCTTTTCTAACCAGCTCATCTTCGATGTTCTAGACAAGAACCATGACAAGAATGTCATTGTATTGTACTGGAGCTTCGAGATGCCTGGTGAGCAGCAGATACTGCGTGCAGGTTCGAAGCATACTAAGCTTCAAACTGCAGAGCTGTTGTCAGTGGATGGTAAGCTTTCATCTGAAGGCTATGCTAATTATGTACAGTCTGTACAGAAGTATAAGCAATACCCTATATACTTCTGTTCCGTGCCCCAGGATGTACATGATATAGAGCAGGCAGTGCGTACTGTTAGGCAACAATTGCATGATCCTACTGTCATCAATCTGATTGACCACTCTCGCCTTGTACCCAGCACATTAGACATCGAGTTACTCAAACTCAATCAGTTGTCTAAGACGTGTATGTACATGCAAGCGCAGCACAGCTCTATCACTATTCTGTTGTCTCAGCTCAATCGTAACATTGAGCAAGAGTTCCGTGCCAAGAATCAATATCAGCCTATGCTGACCGACTTGTTCGGGGGCGATTCTATTGGTCAGGATGCACACGTTGTCATGATGTTGCAGCGTCCTTATGACCTGTATGGTATCACTGACACCTATTGCGGTGAGGATCCACGTGGCTTAATGGCTGTCCACGTAGAGAAAAACCGCGATGGTTTGCTCGGGATGATACCCTTTGAAACTGATCTATCAACCTTTACAATTAATGAGCGAACTAGCACTTCCCAAGAAGGTGGTTAAAGCCACACGCAAATCACCTAAGAACATGATAATCTATGGTCCTCCCAAGATCGGTAAGACCACAGCATTGTCACAGCTTGAGGGCTGTCTCATCATCGATCTCGAGGACGGGAGCGATATGGTGGACGCACTCAAGATCAAAGTAAATTCTATTGCTGACCTAGGTAAGATAGGTAAGCAAATCATGCAAGAAGAAAAGCCATACAAGTATATTGCTATCGACACTATCACACAGCTCGAGGTGTGGTGTGAAGAAGAAGCAAAGAAACTGTACAAGGCCACACCTATGGGTAAGAACTTCGATTCCGATAACAAGGGATTGTCTGTCCTTACTCTGCCCCAAGGTGCTGGTTACCTGTACCTTCGTAAGGCTTTCATGAAGTGGTTCTTCAATCTCTCCAAGCTTGCAGACCATGTCATCTTTGTTGGTCACCTCAAGGATAAATACCTTACCAAGAATGGTAAAGAGGTGAAGGCTAACGACTTGTCACTGTCCGGCAAGCTTCGTGAGATAGCCTGTGCCAATGCAGATGCCATTGGTTATGTGTACCATGGAGAGGGTAAAACCAGAATATCGTTCGATTCTACAAACGACGACACAGCAGGCTCCCGCTGTGAGCATCTACGTGGCCTGGATGCTGAATTGGATTGGAGCAAAATCTTTATCGACTAAACCCCAAACAAATGTCTATTGACGCAAGAGTAGATGTCGAGACTAACTCGACACAGGAGGAGACACCTCAAACCCTGACCATTTCGCAGCTCATCAAGCACCTCAAAGAGGATGGGATGACTCGTGATGAGATCAGGAAGAAGTATGGACTGACAATAGCAGAGGCGAAGGATATATTCTCTCACCCGAAGCTGAAAGGTCTACGTGTGAAGACGTACAAGACTATCCGTGTAACCTTGATTGACGATACTCAAGATCCAAAAACTGAAGACAACCAATCCGAAATACAAGACTAATGGCAATTCAATCAAACTCCTCTGAC